TGCCTTGCCGCAAGCATTGCTCATGCCAGCTTCGGCGAGATTAAGCGACAACTAACGTACAAGTGCGAATGGTATGAACGTTCCCTTCAACTGGTCTCTCGGTTTTATCCTTCATCCCAACTTTGCTCGCACTGCGGTGCGCGGAATAAGGAGATGAAGAATTTGAATAGACGAACATTTGTTTGTCATACTTGCGGGTTTAGTCTTGACCGAGACTTGAATGCCGCTATAAACATTGATAACTTCTGTACCCACGGGGAGTGGGAAACGAGCAGTAAACCTGCTGACGACCGTGGAGATTCGAGTTCCACAAAAAGGAGATACTCTCTTTCTAGTGTAGCGAATCGTTGAAGCGGTAATTATAGAAATACACAAACATGACCAAAGTAAAGTATATAAACCCCAATCTAAGCTATGATACATTGGCCTCGTCACCGGGATTCCGGGGCGGGACCAATCCCGTTCCGCTAATCCCATAGAATAATAAAAAGCAAACCAGCAATAAACATGACTACGACGACCGACGACAACATGATTACCGAGTTGAAAGCTCTTGAATCCGAGCTTCGCTCACAGGTGGAAAAAGCCGAAGCGGACTTGAAGTCCCTTCGCAATAATCACAACCGCATTGTCAAGCTAATCAATCTCCTTGATGGTCTTGGCAACTTGATGAAGAATACGCACGTTACCGAGGTTGCGGATTCCCCTCGCCCCGGCTATAGCAAGAATGGCAAGAAGCTGGGCCGCCCGTCCAATGAACGTCTCGCCAACTTGAAGGCGCAGAACCAGAACCTCCGCGAACGGTATGAACTTAGCCAGAAGCGTGACCAGCTGAACAAGTGCATTGATAGTCTTGACTGGATTATCGACTTGCAGGAAGAAGAAGGTGAATACTAAATCTAACCTCTTATGCCCAAAAGACTTATGACATTGGAAAACATGGACTACTCTCAAAGATTTAGGGATAACCTCGAGGACACGTTGGAGCAGATGCTTCCGGTTCTCTCATTCATACCCTTTGTCCTTACCCTAGTGGTTAAAGGGTATTCTCCTGAATATTCGTGGATGACGTGCTTCTTAGCGGTACTCGGCAGTCACGTGCTTCAAATTCTCTTTGTTGTTACGGTGAACTCCATTCCGAAGAAGGATTCTTTCTTTTTTGGGGCGGTCGCCGCCGCTGGTTTCTACTTAGTCCCTATACTCTGCCTCTATAATGCGATGAAGAGCTAATCATGAAAGACCTAGCCGAGTTATCCCCCTACATGGGCATCTATTACCTCTCCCTATTTGTGGGCTTTCTGGTCAATGGTATGCCCCTACTGGCCTCCCTCATCTTCTCGCTCATTCTCGTCCTCATCGTTCTGTGGGTATGGTCCTTCATCTACATCACCCTCACACATCTATTGAAACGGAGTAACCGGGACATGAACGTCAATATCTTTGGCCTCTCCGCGACATTGGTCACCCTCTTCTTCATAATCATATCACTCTAAACTATGTACAACGAAATTGCAATCGCCGCCCAAACAGTTGATACCCACTTCTCCTATATGGGATTAGAGGAATCAGCCGCTGACCTCCTGCGCCATCTTCTGTGGGAGATTGAAGAATACCGGGAAGCTGACGCGGAGGACCGCGTAAAGGAGGCAACCGACATCGCCATTCTCGCATTGCGCCTCGTCGCGGCGACCGGACGGGATGAAGGTTTCTCCTTTGAGGATGGGATATTCCTTACAAACGAAAAATGCCGGGAAGTCGTGAACCGCATGAACCGTGCCGTCAAGATGTACAAGAAGGACAGAACCGCCGGAATTCCTATGAGCACACCTCAAGAATACTACGCGCAAGCGAAGGAACAACTAAATACGCCCAAACACTAATGCACGAAGAAATAGATAAGAACCCTATATCATTTTCATTGCCTCGCATTCCGGGGTATGAAATGGAGATTACAGACGACCAGACCAAACTCACAGGCGATACTCTTGCCGTTGACTTTGAAACGTATTATGAAGGGAAATATTCCCTTAAGTTCATGGACCCGCATTCCTACTGTCTGGACCCGCGGTTCGACGCATACATCATGTCCGTCTATGACGGGAAGTATTGCTGGGTAGGACATCCGAAGGATTTTGACTGGGAGAAAACTACGAAGGACAAAACCCTCGTCGCGTTTAACGCCAGCTTCGACTATGCCGTTTACCTCTTTGGATTGCACGCGCCGGGGTCCAAGGGCATCCCATGTACTCCCAGTTTCCGGCCGCCCTTCAAGGAGTGGCTCTGTTCCCGTGCCGCTTCCAACTATCTCGCCATCTATGGCTCTCTTGACAAGATTGTCGCAAAGCTTTGGGGTGTAGAGATTAGCAAAGAAGTCCGAGCCAAAGCCGAAGGCGTTGACTTCCGCAAGATGGAGGTCATCCCTGACGACATGAAGGAATACGTGGCGGGCGATAGTTACTACTGTCTCGCCGTGTGGGACAAGATGAAGAACTTCTGGCCGGAAGATGAACGGGAATGCTGGCTCAATACCTGCATCATGGGATGGCGCGGAGTTCCGACTTCCCGTCAGTATCTTCTTGACGGATTGGAGAAACTCCATCAGGCGCAGGAGGAATACAAGGAAGCTATCCCGCTTGAAAAGAAACTCTCCATTCCCCAACTACGTAGAGCGTGCGAGGAACTGAACATCCCGCCCCCCACAACCACCAGCAAGTCCAGCGAAGATTTTACGGACTGGCTGGAAGAGTATGGCCATCTCGTTCCGTGGGTAACTCTTATCGGGAAGTACAGGAGCGTGAACCGCATGATTAGCATTACAGAGCGTATGCTTTCCCGCGTCTATACTGACCATGAAGGGATAGAACGTCTACCCTACACCCTGACCTATTGTGGCGCAAGTACGGGCCGTTGGACTGCCGGGGGAGATAAGCTCAACCTGCAACAGCTTAACCGTGAAGACGTTCTGGGCTTTAACCAGCGCAACGCTATTCAAGCACCCGAAGGGTATAAGCTCGTGGTATGTGACTGGGCAGGGATTGAAGCACGTCTGACCGCTTGGCTCTGTGGGCAGGAGAAAATTCTTAACGCACTCCGTGGCGGTGAGAAGGACATCTATGCCGCTAACGCGAAAGGCTGGGGCCTCATCCCCGCGGACGTTAAGGACTTCAAACAGTACTGCAAGGAAACACCGGGAAAAGCGGACCTTCGTCAGCATGTGAAGGCTGGGGTACTTGCTTGCGGCTTTAGTGCAAGCTGGTCAGCTATTCAGCGTGCGAACCCCGGAATGGATAAAAACCAGTGCCAAGCGATTGTGGACATGTATCGCAGTCGTAGCCCCGAAGTGGTGGCGTGGTGGAGAGAGTTGGACGCATTAGCGGCTCGCGGCTATCGTACCCCCTCCCATAGCTTCGCGCTCACCCTTCCCTCTGGCCGGAAGCTCTATTATCGTAACTGTTACAAGAAGCTGGTTCAGCCGAAGGATGGTCGTCGCCCCTACGTCGCAACCTGCGTCGATTTCGGATACAAGTCCTCCATCGTCAATACTAACCTCCTTAGCAACAATAACATCCAGTCAATCGCACGTGACCTCATGGTCCGCACGTTCAATCGCTTGTGCAAGGAATTAGAGGGTGCGCAACCTATCCTTCTCGTGCATGACGAAGCCGTAGTGATGGTCCCGGCTGACCGTGCCGAGGAATACGCCCAGCGCATCGAACAGATAATGGAAGATACTCCCCAGTGGGCTTCTTCCCTTCCGCTCCTTGCCGAACCTGAAATCATGGACAAGTATCGCAAATGAGCGCGCTTACTCCATTCCCTCCTCAAGAAGATTGCATCCACGATATGGTGGACGCGATTACCCGGCACGGCTATGTGATAAATAAATCCTGCACGGGTACGGGGAAAACATTGGTTACTATCGAAACCGCGAAGGCTATGGGCAAGAGACTTCTCGTCGTCTGCCCTGCCATCGTAGTGACCCAATGGAAGCGAGCGATTGAACAGCAAGGAGCGGACGCGGTGGATGTCCTCTCATGGGAGAAGGTGCGCCGGGGGAGTACCTCCTACTACAAACGCCCTACAAAGGTTCCCAAGTCCCGGATAGTCTTCGGGGCTTGGACCCTTCCCGACGATTCCTTGCTTGTCCTCGATGAAAGCCACAAGGCCAAAACGTATGGTAGCCAGAGCAACATCATGGCATTAACTGCGGCTCATCAAAGGCTTCCAACGATTATGCTCTCTGCCACTCCCTTCGTCTCCCCTCTTGACATGAGCGTTCCCGCAACGTATGCCAAGTGGATTCAAGACCCTCGGCGTGGGTTCTGGCTCTGGGCACGCATGCACGGATGCACCGATAGCTTCTGGGGAGGCATCGAGTTTAAGCTCAACCCACGTAACCACGCCATGATGGAGAACCTGAAACAAAAGCTCTTCACTGCTGGCGTTATGACGGAGATTGACAAGGATAGACTTGACACATTCTTCCCGGAGAATAGAATCGAATATCTGTCCGTGGACGTAGACATGAAAGGTATGAGAGAGATTAAACAGTTGCAGAAAGCACTTGACAAGCTGGACAAATCGTGGGACCAGTCCATCGAACGGGCTAACGAGAAGGGAATCGAACTTCCTGCTATCGTTGAACTCCTTCGGCTTCGCCAGCAATCTGAATTGGCTAAGCTCCCCACGATGGCAGAGAAGGCAGTTGAACTTCTGGACAGCGGATATAGCGTCGCCATCTTCGTGTCCTTCCTCGACAGTCTCTCCACACTCTCGGAACTCATTAACAATAAATCGGGTAAGACAATCGCTTATGCCGAGATTAGTGGAGCGGTGACTGGGAAGAACCGACAGGAAGAGGTGGACAAGTTCCAACGGAATGATGTTCCTCTCGCTCTCGTGCAGATTAGTGCAGGAGGAACGGGTGTGTCTCTCCACGATACGGAGGGTGGCCACCCCCGCGCCGCACTCATCTCGCCGGACTACGCAATCGTCAATTTGCTACAGGCACAAGGACGTATCGCCCGCCTCGGTGCAAAGTCACACACATTGCAATACATCGTGACCGCCTCCGGTACGGTGGAAGAAAGAATTATTCAAGCACTCAACACAAAAGAAATTTGTCTTAACGCATTAACATCAAATGGCTAATAACGAAACCAACACTCACAGCAAGTACAGTCCGAGTAAGATGGCATTGCTCGCCACCTGTCCCGGATATGTGCCTCGCCCCATGACTAAAGAGGAAGAAGAGGATGACTTCTCCCCGGCGGCCATTGGAACCCGTGTTCACGCGGCCCTCGAAACCAAGAACCCAGAATCCCTTCTTACCAAGCATGAACACATCCTCTACACTGCGGCATCCAACATGGTGGATAGGCTCATGTCCATCTTCGCAACCGAGGTACAAACGGACAAGGTAGAAGTACTCCCCGAACACAAGTTTGAAGGAATCGTCTTCAACCCAGACGATGAAGCACAAACCGGAACGGCTGACGTTCTTGTCCGGCATGGTGATACTTCCATGATTATCGACTACAAAATGGGAATGGTCCCCGTATCCGACCCTGCCGAGAATACCCAGTTCATTTACTACGGTTTGCTGGAAATGGCAGAACGCCCTGAATGTAAGCGTATTATCCTTGCGGTGGTACAACCCAGCCAGACCGAAAGCATGAAGATTGCGGCGTTCTACCGCGACGGTAAGGGTCCAAAATTTACCACTGACATGTCCGCAGTCCCTATGGACGAGGCTACCGCAAGGGGAAACATGTCCGCAGTCATTGCCCGCCATTGCCGTGATGCGGAGAATCCCTATGCCTACTCATCCTCTCCGCATGTCTGCCCCTACTGTTCCCGTCTCGCCCGGTGTAAGAAGGTGACTAGCATGGCCCGTAACTTCTCACTTAAAGTATTGAAGGACAAGGACCTAGCCGAGGGAATGATTGACAATGTCGGTACGGCGATGGACAACCCGGAAACCCTTGGCTCCCTTCTTTCCTTTGCGAACATTATCGCGGAGGCCAACAAGGTGCATAAGGACTATGCCAAGACCCTCTTCGCTTGCGGCGTTGATGTTCCCGGCTGGAAGTACGCACGGCGAGGTAATACCGTGAAGGTGGACAATGATGCCTTCCGTGCCTACGTCGAGCAGTACATTTCCCCAGAGGAAATTCTGGACAGCATCTCCCGCCTCCCTGTGTCGAAGCTTCTTGACATGGTGGTAGATAAAAACAAAGTTGAAGGAGCCACCCGTGCCGAGATGAAGGAGGTCAAGGAATCGTTGCTCGAAGAGCTTCAAGAACTTGGAGTAGTGAAAGAAGTGACGAGCGCGATGGCTTTGCTCAAAATCAAATAAAGTTCTTGACATCTTTCAAACTTGTGATATAGTCACGTCAGAGAAGTTACCGAGGGTAGTTCACTCGCCAAAGAAGCCCTCAACCCAAAACCAAGAATAAACGAATACTATGGCTACTAAGAAAACAGAACACGAAACCTTGGGAATGGACCCGGAAGACGCATTGGAACTGGGAACCCCGGAACCCAATCAACTCGCAACCGCTACGGAATACCACTCCTTCGAGGGCGAGACCGACGCTTCGGACATTCAGATTCCCTACCTCAAACTTTGGCAAGCCTCTTGCGATGAGGCTAAACTGGAAGAACCAGTGGGTAGTTTGGGCGCGTTCCTTCTCAACGGTCTGGTCGTTGCCGAGCGCAATAATCCTCTTGAATGTATCGTATTGAAGGCTCGTAAGTTCTTCCGCGAATACATCCCGTACAACGAACGTCAGCCCGGCGTATATGCCAAGACGTGGAATACGAAGGAAGAGTATGAAGCAGAAGGATTCGACAAGTCGCAGGTCAACCGTGCCCTTGCCATGTGGCTACTGGTTAAGAAGCCGCAGGGTATTAAGGACGCAAGTACCACCGAGGATGACCTTGACGCTCTCTTCACCATTGACTTCATGGGCGACCAGTGGACGCTGGCACGATACACCCCGGAAGGCAACCAGTACACGGGCGTTGGTGCTCCCTTCATCCAGTTCATGATGTTGAAAGGTAGTAAGCTCGGCTCCCTGCCTTTCCGTGTGCAGATTGGTGCACAACGCGCCGTCTCCCGTGACGGGAAGAACAGCTACGCCAAAGCGTTCCTCAAGTTCAAGCCGCACCCGGTGGAAGGTCAGGTTGAAGCCATCCAAGAGATGGGCCTCCTTTCCGCGGTGACCAAGTAACCCCCTCCCGGCTCTGACGGGTTTATCCCGTAGCACCGCATTGCGGGTAAAAAAGGAGCACGTTCCATTCGGCCATCATAGTACGCTATGGTGGCCGTCTTATTTTCCGGCTTGACTAGTAGGGATTTATCCAGTATAGTCTGTCATGCAGATTATTGGTTGTGACCCCGGAACCCACGGTGCCCTTGTACTCGCGGACACCCAGAGCAAGAAAATCTGGATAAAGCACATGCCAGAGGACGAAAGGGAACTGGAAATCATATTGAACAAACTGCCACGTAGCCGTCATCGTATCATGTACATTGAGAAGATGAGCTATGCCATGAGCGGAGGCGGCAAGGTGTCCAATCCGAGAAGTAGTGGCGTATTGGGAGAGGCAACCGGGAAGGTCCTCGGTTACGCCGCGGCGGCAGGGTACACTGTCACAAAGGTTTCCCCAATCGTATGGATGCGGGCTATGGGCGCGTATGATACGGGCCTGACCGCCCGTGACCGCACGAAGTGGAAGAACAACCTGAAACGCATCGCGATGGAGAACTTCCCCGGCGCGAAGGTGACATTGCAGAACGCTGACGCTCTTCTCATTCTATTGTACGCGTACCGGGAACTGAACGACGACCACACACTGACCCTCGACAACTGGGATATAGAAAGGATATAGCATGGCACGACACTTTACCCGCTACGGACGACAATGGGAGTACGGAGTTTCGGAATTGGACATCGAACTCTGGTGCTTCAAATACGCATGGCCCGAAGAGAAGGGAGGGCTGGGCAGGTATGGACACGCTAAGAACGCCATCAATCTCCTGTGGAATTACAAGGGCAGTCCTACTCCCATTATCTGGACACCGTGGATTGAACGGATGATTGAAACCGCGTGCAAATATGATGTGGTCATCATGGGTGGAGGCTCGTCCTCTGGGAAGTCATTATCTATGGCTATCATGGCGACGCTCTTCTATCTGGCTGACCCGGTCGATACCCTTTGCCTAGTCACATCGACTACTATTGAAGGTGCGAAGAAACGTATCTTCAAGGATATTAAACGGTTGTGGCGCAAGGAATTTCCGGGTAAGCTCGTTGACGGTAAGGGACAGATTAAAGGCGTGAACGAGGACGGGGATATTGATGATTCCCGTGGCATCTCCATTATCCCCTGCGCGAACGTCGGCGACCCCAGTAGCCGATTTATCGGTATTAAGGCAAAGAACATGCACGTCTTTTACGACGAGCTTTCCGAATTGCCGATTGAACTCGTCGAGGTGTGGCGTACCAACCTCATCACCAACAGAGCGGACACGCCGCCTACCCTGATGGCCGCCTCTAACCCCAAGAGCCGCACCGATGCCTTTGGTGTTATGGCTATGCCCAAGGATGGGTGGAACAGCGTTGACATCTTTGAGGAATACGAGTGGGAGACCAAGGACGGGATTTACATCCGCTTCGACAACACCCAGAACCCCCGCATCAAATATGGCCGCGAGGATTGGAGCTTCTACACCCCGTTGGACATCGTTCAGCAAACGATTGAACAGTACGGGGAGAATAGTCCGTTCGTGATGCGGTTCCACCGGGCCACCTTTTCAGATGATACGGAAGAAGGTTCACTAATGTCGGAGGCTGAAATTTACGGCAGTGGCGCGGATGCCATGCCTGTCTGGGGAGACGGCGAGTTGATTACCATCGCAGGATTGGACCCTGCCTACACCAACGGCGGCGACCAGTCCTGCCTTAAACTCGCCAAAGTCGGACGAACGGTTGAAGGGCTTTGGGCGTGCGCGGTGTTCCGTACCTATCTGTTGAAGTCTACGTCCGACAAGGAACGGATGAAGCAAAGGAACTTCGACATCGCCCAGCAAGTTGGAGAGATTCTCCGGGCCAACGGGGTTGAGAGCAAGTACCTTGCCGTAGACGTAACCGGAGGTACTGGTTTCATCGACATCCTCGCCCAGCATGTCGGCACGGACTTCCAGACGGTCAGCTTCGCGGGTATGGCGAGCAAGGTGCCCATTGGCCTGTTGCAGAATCAAGAGGCATGTCAGCAATATAGCAACAAGGTCTCCGAGCTTTGGGGGTGCATGAAACTGGCAATCAATGCTCGCCAACTTTATGGCCTTGACCCGACAACTATCGTCGAGCTTAAATCCCGGCTCTACACCATGAATGGAACCCGAATTGCCGTGGAACCCAAGGCGGCCATGAAGAAGCGGATTCATAAATCCCCGGACAACGCGGACGCACTAGCACTATTGGTGCACGTGTGCCGGGGAATCATGGGACCGGAGTTCGGTAAGATTAGGCTTGACATTCAGAACCATAAGGTGGTAGAACATCAAGAGGTAATCAAATATCGCGAAGACGGAACCGCATATATTGAAGCCGCAGACATTGGCAGGTACCTCGGAGGCTTCGTCGGAGGCAATGCCACCGCTCCTGCCTCCGCTCCTGCCCGCGACACCTTTGCCTCCGACGTAACCGCCGCAATGAACATGCTATGGACCTAAGAGCCGCCGCAAAGATTTCTACACCCAAACCGATTTCCAACGAGAACACCGTTATAAGGAAGGCCATTGAGATGTACAAGGCCGGAACTCCCGTGCCCGTCATCTCGGAAGTTACTGGCCTTCCCCGTGAACGTGTTGATAAGATTGTTGATAGCGTCCAACTCTCGAAGGAGGAACTGGCTATCCGCAATGAACTTCTCAATACGTACACGCAGAACACACAGGCACGCATCCTCCAACGCCAAGAGGCGAGGACGAAGATAGAGCTTGACATCGTTGAATCCATGAGTAGTCAGTACAAAGAACTGATGAACAGTGGATTCTCCCGTGTCGCTTCCTTCATGGCCGACGCAGAGATACAATCAATTAAGGATGTACCTCTCTTCCTCTCTATCATGGAGCGAAGCCACGGCCTGTGGGAGAAGTTTAACGAAGCGATTGCGAAGCGCGACATGGACCTACTGTCACAGGTTATCCAGCAGTTCGAACTGGAACAGACCGAGATAGTGACGCAGATGGGATTGCAGGGAGGACCAGTAACTCTGAACAAGGATGGCACTCGCCCTGAACTGGAAGAAGGAAGCGCGGCCCGTACCATCACCTTGAAGCTCAAGAAGAAGGGCGAAAAGCCCGAAGAAGACACTAAATAAACTTGACAAGATTCTTTTTTCTTCTATATTGAGGTCATGTCCAAACCCGAAAACATTCAGGAAGTATTCCGTCGTTGGACCCCGGTAGCTCTCATGAACTTGCCGGAGGAAGTGAAGACCCCAGAAACGTTCCCCGATTATATGGGGACGGATGATGAACCGTTGCCTGTTGGTCATAGTCAGGGAATTCTGACGGTCATTGGGTACTCCCATGATGTCCGATACCCCTATGTCGTGCAATGTGCATGTGGGAATGTGGTCACGATGAACCGTCTGCAATTAACGCGCAAGCAATACCATTGTGGATGCCTGACCCAAATCCTGCGCTCATCCTATCTTATCCGCTTGCGGGTAGAAGCTATGCGTTCATGGTGGCAACAGGTTCCTCTGTGGCTCGATGACCTTGACAAGCTTCGCGAACACGCGAAGAAGTACAAGAAGGCCGTCAAGAGAACGCGTAAGTACAACGCCAAACTCTCACATGTCGAGTACGCGGACGACCCGCTGACGTTTGACAGGGAGGTAGAGACCTCCGGTAGCCCTGACGGGGCAGACGCTTTCCTTTCCCTCATCGCACCGTCGGAGGAATATAGTCAGTTCCTACGCAGTATTGCCGAGAAGCTGACCAAGGAATATAAACCTTGGCCCGCAATCCCGATGGCGAATACAAGCGCGTATGCCAGTTACAAGAACGAACTGCCCGAATTTGACGCGGCTACCTTCATTAACTTCGTCAACTACCTTGCAGACGCACAAGAGAATGAAACCCTGAAACCCACCACGGAGTATGGCCATAAGTGAGAATGCCGCCGTCTTCCATGAGGTAGCACAGGATAAGGAGGTGTGGGGAAAAGCATGGAGATACCGTGCCTACTACCTTGCGTGGGTGAACGGGAAGTCCGCGAGGCTTGCGCCTACACGTGGCGAGGTCATGCACCCCTACCCTGACCGGGCGAACCCTACACACGTGATGGCCTTTAAGGATGTTGACCCGGTGCATGGAGTGCGTCCTAAATACTTTCGGACAAAGATATTCTCGAATAGTACGGAAACCCCACTCATCAGACCCCTCACGCTAACTCCGGGCAGTCCTCGAAAGTACCCCTTCTTCTCCTATCTAATGTATGAGCCTCTCGTCGAATCCCAGCTCTACTTCCGCTGGTATCTCTTCCAGCAGTTGGTAACTGAATGGGCATTCAATATCCTGCCGCCTCAAGCGGACACATCCTTGGGCATACAGGCTGAACGCCGCGCCCTCAAAGCAACTAAAACAAAATAAACGACAATGGCTACAATAGCAATCCCTTGTGAACCTCGCGTCCTCATCAACGGCGCGAACATTGCACAGAACCTCATTGACAGCGTTGCGGCTTCCAGCCGTGGCGACCACGATGTTTGGCTCCTGCTCCCTTACCGGGCCAAGGCCGCCGCTGAACCCATGATTAAAATCTTGAAGAATCAGTTCCGGGACCTTCGCACGATTGAGTTGCTGACCCCTGTCACGGATAATTACGCACTCGTTACTCATCTCTTCGCCCGACTGCAACAGGCTCTGGCTTACGAGAACGCGCCGGACGAACGAGCTATCATTTGGGTTTCCGAACGCGGCAATGAAAAGTTTAAGCCCGGCGCGATTGATACGCTGGATGCAACGTTCTATCGCAAGAAGGCTCCGGTTATTGCGGGCAAGTATTTTACGATTCCTGCCACCGAGAACTCTTATGAATCCCGCACCGTGGACGGAACCTTCGTCATGTCCAGCCAGCTGGCGAAACTCTATCCCCAGCGAGTTCCCTACGTCACCATCTCCCAGCATTTCCGTCTCTTCCTTGACAAGGTGCTGACCGAGAAGTGCTTCAACGTGGAGAACTGGGACGACCTCATCACCGTTGGTGAAATCCCTGACGCGGACAACTTTAAGCTTCCCCAAGTTCTTGGCGAAGTCACGGTGACGACCCCTGCCGAGGTATCTATCGCCAGCTTCAAAGCGGAATCTGTCAATATGATGGGACAGTCCGAGCAAGTCGGTGGAGCTACGAAGGCTCGCGAAGACTTAAGGAACGTTGAGGACTTGACACCGAGCGTGAAAGTTGCTACACCTTCTCCTGTGAAGTCCAAGACCAAGAAAGCCATGAAGGCTGACGCGGTTACGGGCGAAGAAGAAATAGACAAATAACTGACATGCCGAAACCAGACGCAAATGCTCCCGTAGGTCCGGGGGTTATTGGCGTGGTTGACGAGAACGGAACCCTTCTCAAGCGAAGGGTTCCGACCGCTGACCAAGCCCGCGCCTTGCTCTACTTCTGCCTCACCGCTGACCAGCTATCCATGCAAGCGAGGACAGAGGCACAGGCAGAGCTGGACGGACAACGCCCGTATGACCCAATGGCCCTTTCCGCAGTTGGTCAGAATTATCGAACCAACTACAACTTCCGCACGATGCGGATTGTTCGTGAAAAGGTGGCGGCCAGCCTCCGTGAAGTGTGGGATAACCCCGAACTTGTTTCGGTGCAAACCACCTTTGGCGATAACGCCCGTCGCCCCATTTATTCAGACATCCTTTCCACCGAAGTAACGAAGATGGTCAAGTCCATGCCGGGATTCACCTCCATCATGACAGACCTTCTTCACAACTTCTCATTCCACGGCTTCGGCCTTGCTTACTTTGAGGACCCTGACACTTGGTACTTCAAGGCAGGTAGTCTGAACGAGTTTGCCTTCGAGCGAAAGGTTAAGCCGGACAGTAGCACCCTTGAGGTTGTGTTTGCTACTCGTACCCTTCGTGCCCATGAACTCTACGATTTCATTCGTGACCCGCAGACCGCAAGGGAAGCCGGCTGGGATGTGGAAGAGGTCATGAAGGTGTTGAAGACCTGTAGTTACAATCAGACGGTACAGCCCCAGCGTATCTCTTGGGAGACCGAGAAGATGCTTAAAAACGGAGACTACACCCTGACCGACGTAATTGGAACCAGTATTCCGATTGCCCACATGTGGGTTCGCGAATTCAACGGTACGGTTACTCACTCCATCTTCTTCGTCAACGGAAGCGGCGGCAATGGTCAGGATGTGAAGCGTGACCAGAACCGCGATGTAGATGACACCAAGTTCCTCTACACCAAGGAAGGAGCCTACAACTCTATGGAAGAAGCCTTCATTCTCTTCCCGCTGGGCAGTAGCACCAATGGAGATATTCATGCCCTTCGCGGATATGGCAATGACCTTCTGCCTCACACTCGTGTCATTGACAAGTTGATGAACCAAGCGACGGACGCGGCGTTCCTCGGCATGGCGTTAAACGTCTCTGCCACCAATGAAACCTCCCGTCTCTCCGCAATGGTGAACCCGATGGGGGCCTATACCATTTTGGACCCATCAACGCAAGTGGTTCCTAATCCCGTACCGAATCTGCAACAAGTTGCTGGAACTCCCCTCGCATTCTTGCAGAACCAAATCCGGGAACGCTTGGGCGAGATTGACGTGAATGCTGATGGAGGCATGGGCCGCACCCAGCTGGAAGCTGAAATCCGTATGGGCAATGCGAGCAAGGTCAGCAATAACATCATGGATATGCTCTTGGAGCACATGACCATTCTTCTCCGTGAAATCGTTCGCCGTATCATCCGCAAGGACTACGATGAAGGGATTGGCGGGTTTAAGGAACGTGAACGCATGCTCCAACGTCTGGACGAAGCAGGTGTGCCAAGGGATGCCTTCTTCGCTATCGACCTTGACAGCGTTACCGCTCTCCCGCCTATCGGTGCGGGCAGTAAGGTTCGCCGTACAATGGCTCTCCGTCAGTGTCTCAACTACATGCAGTTCATGCCACGAGCTGGGCAGGAACGTCTCATCCGCATGGCTATTGCCAACGAAACGAATGGACGCACCGCGCAGTTGTTCATGCCGTTGAAGGATGACCCCAACCCGTCCGAAACCGTGGCCGCCTCTATCGCATCCATCCAGAACAACCAGCTCATGGCAGGTCAGGAAGTTCCGGTTATGCCAAACGAGGACCACAGGACACACGCGGAAGTGCATGCCAACTTCATCATGTCCATGCTACCGGACGCACAGCTGGAACCCGAAGAGATGGCCCAGCTTGCCCAGCCGCTACAGCTTCTGGTCGCCCAGTTGGCAGGACACATGGACTATTTGCAGGCCGCCAAGGAAGTTGTCCCTGAATTTGAACAGTACGAGAAACTGGTCAAGAGGTGCAACGAGGTTATTACCAACGGCATGCGGGCCTTGGAAGCGATGCAACAGAACGAAGAAGCGGCTCCCCAAGAAGGACCTACTCCTGAACAGATGAAAGCCGAAGCCGAAATTGAATTGAAGCGCATGAAGACGGAAGCTGAAATCCAGTTGGCTAAGGAAAAGCAGGATGCCGAGATTACTCGTAACGCCGTAGAAGCCAACGCTAAAGCGGCTCAATCGCTGGGAGGTGCACGATGAAACCAGTGCCCACCTACACTGTCGAAGGGTTCAAAAGCAACAAGGCGGCGACTGGTCGCCTTGCTGAACTCCTGCATGACCCGGTAATGGAAGAAGCTCTCTGCATTGTTCAGTCGAAACTCAATGCGACATTACAGCCCACAATGGAAGCCGCCGCATTGAATGGAGCTTTCGCGGCAGGGGCCAAATCCGTCATCGCCGCTCTTTTCAATCTGGCCGAAGAGAATGAAGAAACCGAATCCCCGGTAACTATGATGAATCATCCCATGACCGAGCGTAACGCTTGGATTAACTCACTTTCACCCAACAAGTAATACATAGATGGACAACGTAAATATTCCCGCAGTAGCGGAGGGCATCATAGGTGGTGCCATTCACAACGACGTACATAACATTTTTGAACAGACCCTGTTCGCCCCGGAACCCACGGATTCCACTCAACCCGTTAATCCCACCAGCCCCACGGCTCCTATTGAATCCCCGGACGGTACGGTAGTCATGCCAGATGCTGGGCCTCGCATCGCTGATGATGAAGTAGTGAACCCCACGGGAACCGTCCTTGACGAGACACAGAACGACGAGACACAGAACGACGAGACACAGAACGACGAGGAACAGAACAACGAGGATGAACAGAACAACGAGGATGAACAGAACAACGAGGAACAGAACAATGGTCCTAAGGAACAGAAAGCGAGCAAGGCCGCGAGCAAGGCATTCGCCGAGATGCGCGTCCAGTTGAGGGGCGCGAAGAAAGAAATCGCGGACTTGAAGGCCAAGCTGGAAGAAGCGGGTAAATCCTCTCCCAACAATGAAGAGCTTGAATCTCTGCGAGAAATTGTACGCGGCTATGCCTTCACCGCAACCGAAGAATACAAGACCAATGTAACTGCCCCGTACAATAAGGCTAACGCCAAGCTTGCGGAGATTGCCCGCGCGAGTGGAGCCTCCCTCGACATGGACAAGCTGAATGAAGTTGCCCTTAATCCCGACCTCGACGAGTACGACCGTGAAGAAGCCTACGAAGCAATCGGAAAAGAGTTGGGCATCAGCGATTCCGCCTTGTTCAAGTTTGTCCGTATGGCTAAGGTTCGTGACGCGGCCATCGTTGCTCACGGAAATTATCAGGCCGAAGCCGATAAATACGTTGAAGAGTTGAAGGCCAGCCGGGGCGGCAAGCCGGAGGCCGGGACCTACACCGTCAACCTCGACAACTACACGTTGGAAGCGATGAAGGAACGCGCCAAGGAACTGGGCATGACCACGGAGATTACCGAAGAGAATGTGAAGCACGCACGCCATCTCGCCCATAAAATAAATAATGGTTCCTTCATGGACGGCGCACTGGCCGAACTCATGGTTAAGGAACTGGCAGATGCTCGCGCGACAATCGAGGCTCTCAACGTGAAGGTGGCCAAACTCCGCAAGGCCCGCCCCTCCGCTAACGGTGGTAGCCCTGAAGCCCCAGAGACCCGGCCGCCCGCTGGGCCGACCGCAGTCGGGGACATTATTGGTAGTGCCTTTGGATTATGATAAATAATCCTTGACATACTGGTAATTTTATGACAAGAATGGGGCATCAAATGCGGTGTCCCATTCTTGCTTTCCCGCGAGCAAACCAAAACAAACCTTTATGCAGGTGTGAAAATTCTTGGTCCTGACCCTGCCATGACCGCGTAAGACCCCAAAACAAATTCTTCCAAAGAGTACTAGGCGTTGCAAATTAAACCAAATTTAATTTACAAATGGCTACTACTCCTAACGAAATTCAGGCCCAAGAATTGAAGCTGGTCACGATGACCAACCTTCTTAACGCCAACATGTTCAGCACCTTTGCTCGTACTTCTCCGTGGAACTCCCAGATGATTATGACGGGAGAATGGACTGACGGTGTTGGTGATTCCGGGCGTATCGCAACCTTCGGTGCTACGGACCCCCGTCCCAAATGGATGAACATTAACCTCGATTCCACCTCTGACCAGATTCCGATTACGGTAAATGATACGGGGGCTACGGAATACTCCTACAGCCGCTTCATCACGAGGCTTGCCTCCCAGAAACTGGACGTACTCCGCATGCGTCAGTCTTGGCAAGCTAAGCAACAGGCCGAGAATGTGGTGAAGCAGTTGGTCCGTGCCGTCGGTAATACTTGGTCTCGCTTCTACCGTGAGAGCTACATCAAAATCGCCAGCTACAAACTCATCCCCACGAAGGCGGGTGTTGTCGGTCTCGATGTCGTGAACAACGATATTAACTCCATGCCGGAAGTTAAGCCCGAAGCCGCGCTGAATGATGACCTGATGAACCAAGCTTGGCAGTTGCTCATCAATGAAGGTGCTGGCGAATCTGCCGCTCTGATGGACCAAGGTTCCCCTGTCTTCTTGGCTTACACGTCTAAGGACACCGTGGACTTCATCCTGCGTCACAACGAAGTTATCCGCAAGGACTGGAACTTCGCAGAGGCCGCGGAAGGCAAGGATGCTACTCTCCTGCGTCAGCTGGGCGTGAAGTGGACGTACAAGGGCTTTACCTACATCGTGGACAACATGAACCCCCGCTACACCTTCGACGACAGCAAGCCGACTGGTCAGAAGTGGGTGGAAGTTCCCCAGTATATCAAGGTGGAAACGACTGTTGGTAACCGCTATGTGTCGAACCCCGCGTACATGAACGCCCCCTACGAAGATACGATTATCTTTGTGAAGGACGTGTACAAGTCCCTCGTTCCTCGTCCGGTGTCTGCCTACGGTCAGGCCAAGTGGGACCCTGTGACTTACGCTGGTGAGCTGACTTGGGTGAACAACAAGGACAACGGCGGTAACTACATGGGTACGCAGGGCCTGTTCATCGCGACACTTTCTGCCGCTCCGATGCCTGTCTTCCCGCGTCACGGTGTAGTCATCCGACACATTCGCACGACCGCTGGCCGCGAACTCGTCGGTGCTGACGGTAAGCCCGTTGGCTCTCTGGTAAGTACCCCTGCAGTAGTATCTGGCCTCTAAGCCTAAACCTATAACCCTTAAACCGAGGCGGGCGGGATGAACCCGCTCGCCTCAATTTTTATCTGCATGAAGATTACGTATGACCCTGAAAAATTTGGAGACCTTAAACCGGGGGATGATGTTCAGCTCATGGGAGTTGGCGTTGTTTCAGATGACGGCAAGTCTATTGAGATTGTTTCTATCGAGGACCAAGAAATAGGTGACGATGATAGCGACGACGAGGACGAGACCGAAGGAGAAACCGAATCTCCCAAACAGGAAACCGAAACCGAAGAAGCCGAAGAACTGGCAGAAGGAGCCGACATTGGTTCTATTATCGCCTCTGGCTTTGGAGCATAACCTTTTTAACTAGTATGGAAATCAACGTTCCCACTACAGAACCAGTTGTCCTCGAATCAGGAGTTGAGAATACGCTCATTCCCAGCAAGGAAGGAGACTTTCTTATTACTATCACCAGTGATAGGGGAGTTCCTGTCGTTAAACTGACGGAGGACGAGAAGACCCTTGCCGAAGGTTCTTCCCTCGTAAACCGGGAGTTCAAAGCACATCTCAAAGCCGCCGGGAATTTAACTGTTACGGAATCTCTTTCGGGGACCGTATTAACCCTAGAAGTCCGTGCCGCAACACCTCTGGCGGTGCAAACAATTCCCGTAGCTATGGGAGTTAAGCACTTGGTGTCTATTCCCACTAATCAACCCGAAGTTCTTTACTTCGGTATTGATGTTGAAAATAGTGTTCAAAGTGTATTAGTGAATGATGGAGATATTATTATCCCTGCGTCGGATACTGCGCACATTCCCGTGAATAGGGGAATAACTTTAACTCCCCTTATTCATCAAGCTAAAACAGTAGCAAACTCTTAACGAATAATAATTATGGCAGTAGTAAATCTTCCCATTCCCGCAGAGAATGCAACTATCGCTCGCGGGCAAATCTATCAGCTTACCGGACTGACCGAGGCTACTCGGTATAAGTTTATTGTCACGTCTACCAAGTGCCCGCATGTGGTCATCGCGAAAGACGAGGCGTTGGAGCAGTTGGAAGCCGAAGGGTATCTTTCTGGCCGTGCTTTCTACTTCGCGACGGAAGGTGGTCAGACTAACGCTTACCTCCGCATCGATGCCCTTGAGGGCGCGGAGATTACCTTGACTATGAAGGCTGACCAAATTCCGGCTCCCGAAGAAGCAACTCTTCCCGCAGACTTATCACCTGACAAGTGGTATAGTATCGGTGATTTAGTCGCAGATACGGGGTACGAATTGAAAGTAAGTGCGGAAGTCCCTGTAACCGTATTTGTCAAGACAGGAGATACCATTGCAGACGCAATAGAAGAACCTCCGTTTGTAACTGCCGCAGGGACCACTCGTTTCACTTCCACCGGTACGAAAGCGTGGGTATACGTAGATGGAGCAGTAAAGGCTAACGTTGACATCGTAGCCGCACAGGGGGTTGAGGGTTTTACCGCTCCCCAGCTTACGACCATTTCGGACACCGTTTCCGACGTAGCTCTTGTAGGTCCTACCCCTGCCGGATATTACCGCGTGGACTTCGTGACAGAGGCCACCGCGCCTGAATTCCAATACGATGGCAACATCACTATCCAGAACCAGAACGTAGTCCTTACCGACGTAGTTGGGGAAGCAGGGGCGCAAGGTCTTCTTCCTCTCACGGCCTCACAGGGTATTGTGACTGGTAAGAACCTTCGAGGAACTCTTATCTTTTCACAGGGAACCGCTCTTGGTGCGGGACAGCGAGCCGCCGTTGCCTCGTTCCAGATTCCTACGGGCGGTGATGCCGGGACCTTTAAAGGGACTGCGGTGATTACCTTCGTTGGAAATATCGCATAACCAATAATTAAACCTTGACGGGGCTGAACTCATGAGCTAAACTTCTATGGGTTCAGCCCCAAATTTTTACTATCATGGCACGTAAACGTTCTTCTAAAATCAATATTGAAAACTACGTCAACGGTTCTCCTATTACGCCGGGCGTAACCTATAAGCTGGGCGATGCCGACACGCACACCGCGTGGCTTCTTGCTTCCAGTTCTCCCTGTCTCTTCAAGCTTTCCGCTACCGCTCCTACTGACGAATTGTGGTCCAACATTACGCCGGAACAGTTCATCATCAATGGTTCGGTCGCGGGACAGGTGATTGAGATTGCATCTCCCAACGGTAAGTACTTCGTCGTCCCCACTAACGCACAGGACAAGAACGCCTCCGTCGAAAGTGCACACGCGACGATTGCACTTCACCCGCTGGGGTTCGACTACAACCAAGAGTATCAGGCCCTCCCGCTGGACGGTGATGGTCCTGTCTCCGAAGGTTTCTACAAAATCTCCAACCTCGAAAGCGGTAAGCTCTATTCTATCAATGTGCATCCTGACTTGGGCGGCTTGATGGAAACGAAGCCTAATCCGGAATTCAGCTATGCGCTCTTTAGTGTAGGAGCCGACAACAATCCTAAGGCCTTCCTCGCTGGCGGCAAGACTACTGCCCAGCTGGTCTTTGTGGCAACTGAAACTTCCGCAATTCTTTCTATCGGCAGTACGATTGAAGAAGCGGACTACTTTGTCTCCGTCAGAAATTTTAGTTTAGGCTCCGGTGAGGGTGCGGGGTTTGACCCCTCCCTAGACCAGAATATCACCGGGGCATGGAATTTCACCAACACGGCGGGATTGGTTCTCGGAAACGAAGTTCCTTTAGTTCTCGGACAAGGGGATGACGCGGTGAAAATCCGCGGAAATGGTAACGGAGCCGCAGTCATTGAGGGGACGAACGCTTCCCACATGGACGTTGCGATTCCTGTCAAGTTCCAAAACCCCACCACTTTTGATGACGGCATTAGCTTCGTTGCCACCACTGGCGAGAAGATGAAGTGCATCCTCTTCGGCAAGGAGAGCGGTCCTACGCGAGCCATACTTTACGAAGAATCCAATGGGTACCTCTCCGTAACTGCCCCCAACAGCATCAATGATAGGTCTATGGCCTTTGATGGGGCAGGGAACCTGTGGTTTCACAAACAGGAAAACCACCGCGGTCCCGCTTTTTTCTATACCGAGGTCAGACTGGAGGGCTTTACTAACGTGACCGGGACTTTTACATTCAGCAAAACCCCCAATGCCAACGCCGGGATTAACATCCCTCTGACCGTGGGTGCACCGACGGATACGGCGGCGGTTAATCGCTTTTATGCGTTGGGATTGGCCGGCGTGACGGGCATCCTAACCTCTAATGCTTTCCTCAATACGGCGACCATTACCAAGACAGGGACTTCGACGGTGACCCAAACAGTCCCATACCATTTGGCTAGAATTACGGTTCCCAAGGGTACTCATTCGACCATTCAGGCGAGATTTGAGGTGAGTAATCCTCAATGGAATTATTCCAGTTTCGCCGGGTTCTCTTTCCTTTGGCGCGCTACCAATGCCGCAAAGTTGTCCTTTGGTATCGGACGCGGCGAGAAGACGATTCGTCCCGACCTTTCCATAGATTCTTACAGTATTATCCCGGCAAACGGTTTGGCTTACAATGCCGGTGAAATTCTGGATATTACTTTTGACAATGTCAGGAACACACAGCGCAACGGTTATATAATAAAGGTGCGTGAGATTTACGCGCTGACAGCCGCGGCTGGCTGGCAGGTGAAAACCACCACCAGCTTCATCCCAGCCAGTCAGAATGAGCCTGTTCCGTGGACGATTGCCAAGGTTATTTACCAGCAGAAATCTGCAGCCAATATTGCCAAGTATGAGGATACGGGCGCGCTCTGGCTCATGCTCACCGGAGGTCAGGGGTATAATTTGTATCAAATTGCCACATGCCGGGGGGTCAGCAATTTTGAAACCGGGGTTGGCGTTTCTCAATGGGTGGCTGATGTGGTGAATAATACGGCTGGCGATGTTTCCGTTTATGCGGGAACCGGAGAGTACACCTATTACCATCCCGGAAATGTTAATCCGGTTTTCTATGGTCTGGAAGCAATGGCCGTCGATGCCATTGAATCCGAGGAAACCACGGATTTCGAAGATATTAACATCCCCCTTGAACAGGCATGAACAACGCAGAAATACAAATTCAATTCCCACAGCCCGGCGACTGGACAAAGCTCATTATGAGCGTAATCTACGCGGACGCACTGGGCTTTACGCACCTTGACCAGTACAATGAGACCACAGTTCCGGAGGAGCAGATACCTGCAATGGTTAAGGCTATCGAGGCCATTGCCGCTCTTGACGAACAGTGGCAAGCGTGCCAAGTTTGGGCACGATTGGGAGATATTCCATCCCCTTCCAGCCCGACGGACAGGGTGCCCGCAGTCCTTCTGACTGTCGAGGCTACCGGGGATTCCGGGGGTACAAAAATATTTACCCCTGACCAATATCCCCAGTTCGTACTCACTGATAGTGGTACACTATCCTTCTTTAACTTCTTCACAAAAGGATGATAATCATGAGCTTACTCGAACTTCTTGACTTACTTGGCTGGAAGCGCAAGTAGCACATCGCCCCGGAGGCTAACCCCTCCGGGGATTTTTATTGAAATAATTTCTTGACAAATAATAAAATTATTATATGGTGGTGCCATGTCCAAGACATCAAACACCAAACAGATAACCAAGATTATTATTGACGAGGCCAATGGCTTGACACACGTTTATATGTCAGACCTTAGCCCGAAAATAGTTAAAGCCAATACCACGGCCCCAACGAACATTCCTACCAAGAGCGAATTCTCTTTTCGCGATGAATCCGAAGAATCGCAAGCAGTAGTTGAGAAGGCCTTTGATGAGGCATTCCCAGAGGAAGAACAACCTTCCCTGTTCTGTCCTATCTGCGGGGGTCTGCTGGAAGAAAGACGGAAGGGTAACTACGAGTTCATTCAATGTGTGAGTTGCTCACTGGCCGTGCAAGGATGTGATAACGATGACCCGGAGACAGCGTATGAAGAGGCATGGAATAATGCTCGATTCTTCATTGACCATTGTCCTCCGGTTCTGCGTCTTCAACCCGGTGCCGAAATCCAGTACTTCGACGGTATGTTCCGTCGGCATACCGGAATCGTTGCAGGAAGAACCCGCGTCTCCATGCACATCCTGTTGGAAGACGGACGAAGCATTGAACCCGGCAGGATAGTTGAATGGCCGAGGGGAATGGAGCAAGCCGAGTAACCATGAAGGAGAACAATCATGAACGCATTGCATCTATCAACCACACAATACTTCGCGCTTGCGGGCCTTTTCGCGCTTGCGGGTGTAGCTTTCCGCGGCTTAGGAGGTACTGCCCTCACCGAGATGGCCAAGAGGCTGAAAGCTCACTTGAAGCTCATTGGCATTGAGACCAATAGCTACCGGACGAGAGGAAGCGAGTATACCCTATATGAGCGCAAGGAAATGGAGAACATGTACAACCGTATCTTCAATACCTCGGTTCAGTGGGTTATCTTTGGGCTAATCGGACTAACTGTAAGTATCATTGCCGAGTGCCTCTTCACTCTTCCCGCACCTCCGCTTTATGTCCTCTCTCTTATCTCCGCATGGATTGCCGCATGGTATCTCTTTATTGTTGTATCTAACTACATAACCACGGGGGTTTTCATGTGGATGACCCGCTATCGACTTTACCGCGAATACCCAAACATCAAATTCTAACATGAAAAAGAATCAAGTTAAACTCGGAATGATTGTCCGCGTCGACTACGGCCCTTGCGGTCGCGTCGTGGAAATCGACAACGAAAAGGACTTCTACCCGTACAAGGTACGCTATTCGGGAGGATTAGCGGAGTGGGCCTCTGCTTACCAGATGGATGAAGTTCTAGATGCGCCAGAAGAAGTTCTAGATGCGCCAGAAGAAGTTCTAGATGCGCCAGAAGAATCTGTCCGCGCCAGTTGCAATAACACCGCCAAACCCCGGCGACCGTTCAAGAGAGGGGATAGGGTACAATACGTTCCTCGTGGCTGGGTAAGCTACGATGAAGAGCCTACGCCCTATCAGGAGTACGCGGTTTACGATGATGAAAACAGCGACGGCTGGGTAGCTATCGATGGAGTGACCACTAGCTACTTCAACACCGTTATGTTCTTTGACCTCAAACTAATCGACTAACCATGACAATATTTGTTGGTATTACTGACATCCTCGCATGGACAGGAATTACTCTGTGCGCCCTCGCCCTATTCACCCTGTGGGCAATCGAAACCGTTAAGAAACACATCAAAAGAAAATGAACGACGAAGATTTAAATTGTATTACCTGCGCATACAGGGACCTCCCCGACACCGCGGAACCCTGCGCCAGTTGTGACATGTACTTTAGCCACTTTGAATCCAGTGAACCCACGGAATCCACGGACACCGCGGCAAGCGAGGATGCACGGAGGTGCTCCCTCTGCAAATTCCGTGATACCTTGCTGGTGCAATCCCCCTGCCAGAAGTGTGCTCTCACTCCCGGACTTCCCAGCTTCACCTCCGATACCAACAAATTGGTAGAGATGGAGATGATGAAGCGGGAAGAAGCAAAGCGGAGGGAAGCCAAGATGGCTGGTCCTACCTGTCTGACATGTAAACATAAGGGGGTATCTATCGAAGAGGAACCCTGCATCTCCTGCAACGGCTATCAGAATTATACCCCAGATGAATCTGCGCCATGTGCCGAAGGTACGGACGAGAACGACGATGTCATCGAACCGTGCAATACTTGCACTCACCGGGATAACCTCCGTTGCAATCCTCCATGCTCTCATTGCCGACAGGAGCGGGGAATTGAGTACCCGGAATATGAAGAAGCGGAAGAGGATGAAGAGGATGTCCTCCCCCCCTGCTCCACATGCAAGTACGGGGACTTGCCCGGAACCGTGGGACCCTGTGCTTCCTGTTTCGATGAAGGGCTGGACCATCCCCTGAACTACGAGGAAGCCACGGAATCCGGGGACGAAGGCACCGTGGGTTCCGGAATCAAAGGAATCGTGCCACAGCATATTGTTGATATGTTTACCGAAAGAGTGAAGCAAGCGGCCCTCCGGTTCGTGAACGAATGCAATGCCCATCCACGTCCTTTACCCCTGCATGAGAACCAATAGTAGAGGACTAATCGTCCATCCCGGATTGAAACATCCACGGAGGCCACGGCATAGTACTCCCCCGGTAAAGAATATACCGAAGGGCTACATTGCCACCGGGGAGATTGCCGATAAAATTGGGAGAAGCTCCGTGTGGGTAATTCACGCCCTGAACCGATTGAAGGTCAAACACGTTCGTTGCGGCCACACCATGTACTGGGAAGGGGAAGGAGCCAATGACTATATTCAGATGCAGGTCAAAGGCCTATATGACAGTATCCCGGAAGGGTACGTTGATGTAGCTACCGCATTGGAATCTACGGGACTAAAGTCCCCTGCGTATCTGACCACCCTATTCAAGCGGGGCAAGGTTCAACGTGTACGGTATCGTGATGATAGCGACCCTCGCGGTCGTAGGACACGATTCGCGTACAATCTGGTTGACTTGTTGTCCCATTTAGGTTTAGATAGCTCTGGCGTATGAGAACGACCTACTCCACAACCAGAACAGTGCAGAAGGGCCAGAGCAATCAACAAACCTTGCTCGGTCTCCTTCTGAATATTGACCTTCTTGACCCTTCGCTCCCTCTCGACTATGTTCGTGTTCTTCTGTACATGCACGCCAATGGCTTCGAGCAGAAACATGAGAATCCGACAATAAGTGAGAGCACTCGCATCCCCATATCTTCTCTTTACTCTATCCTGCGCAAGCTGGAAGAAAAAGGGTATCTTGAATACGAGGGAGTGAGGGGGTCGAGGAGACAGACTAAAAGTAAACTAACTCCGAAAGGTATCACTTTCTGTCGTGACATCTTCCGGCCACAAACAATCTAATCAACGACATGGAAAAGAATAATCTCAATGAACAGGCAGAAGTCGCGGCCAAGCTCTATAGCATGGCTGAACTTCCAACCCCGTGGGACCAGCTCACCGCGGTAAAGAAGAAGCCCTACATGAACATGGCGGGCAAACTAATCAAGGGAGAGGCTGACATCTTTGCCCAGCTGACGGCGAAGTACTGTGTCCAGCTTGGTGTACCCGGCAAGTACAAGACTATCATCTCCGGGATTATTAGTGCCGCCCTTGGAGCTTTAGCCATGTTTGGAGCGTTGGGGCAGAGTAGTTGCACCTACGCGGATGTGAGTAAGGACCGCGCAGTTATCTGCAATGGAGAATCCTGTGTAATCGTTAGCCCCGGAAGGTTGACCTTTACGCAGGAACAGCCCAAGAGCGAGGTTGCTCCTGTCATCATTCCCAGCAAGGAATTCTGTAAATAACTATGGGACAAGAGTACAGCGAGATTCCACAAGCTCCTGACCTCTTTAATCATCCCGTACCCTCGGTTCCCGTGGGTACGGAGATGTTTAATGAGGCCCCGCCATTTGATTCGATGCCGGACCCGATTGCCCCTGTCTATGGGGATAGTGATATAGGGACGTTCCATACCCCGGTATATAATGACGACCCCCTCATGCGCAACCGGGAAGAGAGCATGTTCTCCGTCGTGTATGACCCAGAGGATTCCGGGCCTAACGCAAAGGTCATGTACACCTGCGGTGTTGTCATTGATGATAATGAGGTGCATGAAATTGGTGGTGCGCCGGGGACGTTGAAGGCAGTGGATAGTGGAGAGAAGGCACCATTGGATAAGGATATTATCTGGTACGTAAACGTAAAGAGTGACCGCAAATCTTCTACGGTAAGTAGCAAGAAAGATACCAGCGCGGACTTCTCCGTCCCCATTGCGAGGATGAGCAAGGGCAGGAACGGATATATCCAGCAACTTCACCGAGGTGCTATCTTCATTGGAGGTGGCGGCGGTGGCGGCAAGTTCCCATACAAGGTCACGACGACTAAGGAGCAGGACGCAAACAAGAACTGGCATACCTACGCAGTTATCGAGCCGGGCGGTTTCCGTGATACCGAACGGAAGAAGGTGGAGATTGACGGGTTCAAAGACGGGGCGGCTAAGAAGGAAATCGTAACCAACGGTGAACTTCCCGTACTCCTTGAATGGGAATACACTTGGCCCGCCAATACCGTGACGAACGCCAAGCTGGTTGTTGACGATAAGCCGTGGGATGGTAAGGAGGTAATCACTCCGATTGAGAGTGCCGAGGGAACGGGTAAGAGCAAATGCGCGATTGCCATCCTGACGGTAAAGCGAAACCCGCAGGACAATAGTCTTGACGCAACCGTGAAATCCCAGCTGGTCAATACTGGACTGGCCGCCGTCTGGTATAGTGGCTACGTGGACGGAGTAAGCGGACGTGTTGGGCAATATGCAGAAGTAAGTACCGTAGCACCATGAAGTCTCACCTCTTACTCCCCACGTCGGACCCCACGCAAAACATCAACGCACAGATGAGCAAGTATGAAAGTACCGTGCACCCGTATTTCGAACTCTGGGCATATGATACAGAAGGCCCAACAGTTCGAGGGGTTCCCGCCCCTCTAAACATGGCCTATTCCATTACACCGGGTTCGATTTATCATCCGGGGATTAAGTGCCAAAACATCATGGACGCATGGAAGGTATTCAACACATTGAAAGGAGCCAAGTACCCGGAGATTCCGGGGAAGCTTCCGGGACGAGATGGAATCATCGGAACCCATTTAGCCCACGAAGACCGTCGTGTCTATGACCGAATACTATGGGAAGCATGGCACGAAGGACAGGAATGGACACCTCGTTATGTCACGCTGGATGAAGCCCGTGACTGGCCCTACTATGACAACGGCTTCCTATACGGGCAGGATAGCAATCTCTCCTATGCCACTTCCCTTCTCTCCAATTATTGGTACATAGAGAAGGAAACGGGTGCAGTATATCTAGACTACATTGCGACCGTCGGTGTGCAGTACGAACGGAAGAAGAGCAACGGCTACTGGGAACACTACAGTATATCGGGGCGTCTTGGGCGGCCAAAGATATATATGAAAGACGAAGTTACGGTCATGCCACAGCGGCTAGTCACATGGAGCACCATGATAGGAGACGTTCCCGTCGAATGTAACGCCTCCTATTATTCATGGGCACCAGAGATAATGCCTCCGGAGATTAACGAACTTACCAACTTCTTCAAGGGAATAACCTTCACGACATTGTGATATAGCTGACCAACCCTCCGGGTGATTTGCTACACGCGATTCTTGGACCTCTTCGTGCCCACGGAACCCACGGCCAAATGGTCACAATGGGTTCCGTGGGTTCCCTCTTTGTGTCATACCAATTAAAAATTTCTTGACCAGAATCTTCTTCTGTGTATGATGGCGGGCATGGACAATAACTTCCATTACATCATTAGCGCGTATAACCCCTCCCTTCATTGGCCGGAGAGGGAATCAAACCTAATCCATTACACGGTCAATTATCTTAAATCCCTGCACATCCCCGGCGAGCGCATTACCGTCATGTCCGAGGACCTTGGCGTTCTTTCATGGGGCAAAGCGGAGGGGCTGAACGTTGCCCGCGTCCCTGACGCACCCGATGAAGCCATCCTCTCCATCGCCGCAGAGCATGCGGGAATGGACATCATGGTGCTCGATACTCAATGCCCGGTGCGCGAAGCGGACCTTCTCGACGTTATGGCTAGCCAGATAGCTACCGAGAAGGATGTCATCTTCATCTCCGCATACATGGGAATGAAGCGGGAGGCCATCGAAGACTACCCTGCATGGACCAGTATAGTTGACGGTAGTGTGTGGGGGTTCCGGCACGATAGCGACCTGAAAGCCATTAAGAAAATGAGAAGTATCTATTATGTCTATCATGACGCGTTCGCCGGACACTTCGGAGTGAGCCTCGACTACCAATACGACAAGGAGGTTCTCGACATCGCCGTGAAACGCGGCTGGGAAAAGAGCGCAAGCACCGCTCCCTGCTCTGCGGATTATCCGCGCCGCGTGCAGATTATGGTTGACAAACCCAAACAGAATATTTAATCTTCATTCACATCATGAACACAAACCAATTATATTTTGACGGAAGCCTCGGACAGTTTATTCGCAAGGCGAACTACGAACAGGTAAGCGTAAATCCCACGTTGGAAGTTCAGCATGGAATGTCCTCCCTTGTCCTCCCTCTCGGTGCAGGATTTAAGGGAGACCTCCGGTTTAATTTCTCCCATGCCTCTGCTCTTCTTGGCAACGTCTCCCCGTCAAACCCCTTTGCATGGAAGATTCAGTTAGCCCCGCTCAACGCCGGAGCCTTGCCTGTATGGAAGACAGTCGCGTCTGGCATGACGTCCTCGGTGAAACCCGGAGGCACTGCTGACACCATTATCCTTCCGACCGATATATTTGAATTAGACCCTGCCGAATATCCTGTCGGGACCTACTGGATGACTGTTGAGTTCTCCAATACGGTTGACTGGACCCGCACCTTCCCCTTCACTCTTCAAATCATCTAACCATGCAACTTGATTTATCCCACATCCTGCAACTCTACCCCGTATTGAAGGTCCTCCATTACCAGACAAGGGAGGGATTCCACCATGAACGGTATGACGACGCAGTAGAAGAATTGGGTGGCATTGCCGACAGTTTCATTGAAACCTATCTCGGACTACATGGCCGCGACTGGATGGTAAAGCCCATGTTGGTGCGTCCCGTGTTGCCCGATACTTCTACTAATTGCATTATCCTGTACAGAAATGTCATCCTACATGACATCGTTCCCTACCTCTACACCATTGCCGGGAATGAACCCGCGCTAAGGAAACTGGCAGAGGACTTCGAGCAGAGTGCTCAAAAGATTTACGGACTACTGAACAATTACGTCTAATAGAACCCATGCCTACAACAACTCGCGTCCGAGAATTTTTTCTTTGTTCCGACGGCCCGGAGAGCAACCCCGAAGTAATAGCCACGGTACTTCCAAGGCTTGACGGGGTTTGCTCCCGCGCCCGGTCCTTGACATGGGGCGTTATTGCCTATTCCCTCTCTCACTTCAACCTGCCCTTCGGGGTTGCCTTGGAGAACATGAGGAACGGTTATTGTGCCCGCGTCGTAGGAACGCCCACTGGGGAGGAAACCGAGGATGGGAATGAAGCCGCTGACGTTACCCCTTGGTTCATCCTGCAATCGTTCAAGACCGAGAGCGGCGAATGGGACTACCGTTTCATGGCGTTGGAACCAATAGAGGCAGGAGCCGCCATTGATATGAAGAGGGATTATCTCCTTCCCGATGGATGGTATAAAGTCGGAGAAGAGGTAACTCTTCGCAACGATTTCATCGCCTCCTTCTGTTGGGAGATTGCCATTCCCGGCGACCCCTCAAAAATAGAAACCGCCAATGTATAGACCAATGAAGAAGACCAACGAAATTAGTATTGTAGATAATAAGAGAGTAGGAATCCTCAAGGTGAAATATGATGGAGATACCTTTGCCATCTTTAACTATTGTCGGGAGGGAGACGAGAAGGAACAGTGTTATCCCACGCGCGAAAGGGCGGTAGAAATGGCGAAGATGGTTGCTCGCCATCTCATCCACACGAATCCTGTTATGACAGAAAGGGGCATTGACCTTTGCCCGACGGACTGTACAATCCAAGACGAATAAATCATGAACGACAAAGTAAGAATTTTCGAGAATAAAACGCTCGGCGGGTTCGAAGTGGAGTATGATGGGATTGCCGTTGCCCAATTTTTCTACTGCACAGAGTGGGACGAACGGGACTTCATGACGCGAGACGCGGCAAAGAAACTGGCAACGAAGATTGCCCGCTACATAGTTAGCAGAGGAACAATTCACACAACCAAGGGAGTATCACTTAACCAAATCTATTTCAACATCAATGAATAACGATTCAGATACCCGTATTTGTGACTACGCTACTAGTGGAATGTTCCGCGTCATGCACAGGGGAAGTTGCGTCGCCGTTTTCAACTATTGCGTGGCAGATGAAAGCGGCTTCTTCACCAAGAAGCAAGCTAAGAAACTAGCCGACAAGCTCGCCCGCAAAATCGAGAAGAGCACGGTCATAGAAACAAAGATGGGAATCAAACTTAAAAGAAACAACATCGATGACTGACACTCTAAATATTACCGTCGTAGATGACCCCGTTACCGGATTTTTCTGGGTCCTGCTTGAAAACCGTTGCGTTGCCACCTTTTACTATTGCACGGAAGGCGAGGAAGGACTTTTCACCAAGAAGCAAGCCAAGAAGCTGACCGAGAAGCTAGTCCGAAAAATTGAAAAGAGTACGACCATCAAAACCAAAAAAGGATTTAAACTCGTTAAACGGGAAAGGAACAACAATGACCGACGATAAATATCTACTGGAAACCTTCTTAATGGAATACCCGCGAGCAGGAATCATTGCGGTGATTCATCGAAACTACCGTATTGCCATGTTCCCCTATCGCAGGAAAGAGGATGAGAAGGGACTTCCGACAAGGGACTGCGCCCTCAAAATGGCAATCGAACTTCGTGACAAGATTAAGAAATGCACGACGGAAGAATCTGACACGGGGATTACCTTCGTCGAAAAGGAACAACATCAATGAATAACAAACGCAGATTCAGAAAGGGAGACCTTGTTCGGTTCATCAACACAGGAAGGCATCCAGAAATATGGGAGAGCCTAGCGGAGGGTTCCTTAGCGTATGTTCAAGGCGGGGAAGATAGAGACCACTGCATCCTTATCAAGACCGAGGACAACGAAGGGAAGCGGTATCCCTTCTATGAGTTTGAGCTAGTGGAAGAGACCGAACATGAAGTCTTCGTCCGATACACACGGGACGAGGCTATCATCCTCTTCAACTATCAGCCCGTTCTCCGCATACCTACCAGATATAAGCTGGGTGACCAAGAGGTCGATATGTGCGAGGAAGTAGTGGACTGGGCTAATCAAATCGTTGAGGACCTTAACGAGCATGTCATATTACCAGCTATAAACAAAACCAAAAACGAAAAAGAAAAGAAATGAAAGTAGAACCCGGAAAAGTTAAGGCCAGATTTAAGTGCGGCAACATCGTTCGCAGAGTAGATACGGGGAGATGTGGCATGTGTGGGGACAGCATCCCAACAGGGTCTATCCTTCGGGTATTATCCGACGAGGATGTTGCCGGTGTCGTTCGTGTCCATTACCCTCAAGCGGATAGTGAAGACGAAGAGATACAGGATGTCATGTGGTATGAAATCGAACTCCTACCCACGGAAGCCAAGGTAGAAGTAACCTCGGATATAGTTCGAGTTAAGTTGGACACCTATGTTGTCGCAGGAATTACCAACGAAATCCCCACCCCGCTGGGCACTCTTCATTTCAAGCAATGGGGCGAAGAGATAGCTCGGTCGATGGCTAACGTTATTAACCTTCAAATCTCATTGGGGAAGCTAACCCCTGACGGAATCAAAGTAGAAAAAACTAATGACAAGGAAAGACAAGATAAAGGAAATACAGAAGTGGGCGGGAACTTCACCCGACGGTATCCTTGGTGATAAGACCATTGATGCTATATGGAAAAAGATACAACCGGAACCCACGGTTTCCGTGGGACCTGATGAACAACCCAACGATTCCCCGGTATCCGCGGCATACGTGTCCCCGGCAGAGCTTGTCCGCAAGGGTATGGCCAAGAAGATTCTCAACATGGAGGATTACAAGATTACCGGGCCGGAATCTCTGCGCGTAACTCGCCTCCCCTCTGGCGACGGCGGCGGCACGTGGGAGATTGCCGGTATCTGTGATGGGATTGAACCCAAGGAATTCAATCTAATCAAATCCATGATGGACCGGGGTGATAGAGAAGCGGCATGGGATGAATGCCTCCGCTATGTACTGGTCAATACCGAACCACTGGTTGCCAAGGGAGTTGCAGGAAGCTACCCTATTGAATTCATGCTCCGCGACATGACCTTCAACATGGGAGTGGCGGGAACGACTAAAGTTGTCCAGCGCATGCTCGACCTCGCTATTGATGGTAAGTGGGGCAAGAATACGCAAGCCGCATGGACGCGTGCCATTCTCTCATGGGATGAAATGGTAGTCCTCGACATGCTGGACCGCGCTTGTCGTGCCCGCTATCATTCCATTGTAAGGGCCAATCCGGCGAAGGAAAAGTTCCTTACGGGCTGGATGAACCGATGCGATGCACGGCATGCCTACGCCCTAAATCTGTTGTCAAGGAAATAATTGGGAATTTTCTTGACCCATTAAATCCCAAATGCTAACATGGCGGTGAGGTAATTCCTTGCCGCCATGTTTAATTTCATCGCACAGCTTAATGCTACTGACGGCAACGTGTGGGCATTGTTTCTCACTCGCATTGTCGATGAAATGTCCCCCGCGTATCTCGTATTCGTGGGGGTTATTTACGTGGCAGTAAAGCTGACATATAAGTACCTCTCAAAAAAGATAGAGTTTAGTCTTGACAAGGAGAAGTCCTTTCTCATATTATTGCAAGAAGCTCTAAGAGTTATATCCGAGTTGGATGATTCTCTAGACCAATTACATGGAAAAATAGACAATCTACGAAGCGACCATGAAGAGATAATCGACCGCGTCTTCTGCGCTATCTCGCAACAAGATACACCCCCCTCCGACAGAAATGAAACTATTCAATCTGTTCCGAAAAAGCTCCGAGCAGGAACAACTCGAAAACGAGTTGACCCAGAATCTTAATCAGTTGCAAAAACGAATTCGCGCGTGTGGCGAAAAGATTCATGCACGGAATCAATTCTATGCCTCCCTTCCTCTTGGTCGCGAGGGTGAGCTAAAACTGCCCAGAAACCAATGGGCCTATTTTTTACGAGGGAAAGTAGGAATTCGTTATGACGGAGAAACCCTTACCTCTTCGGTTACACAGGTTAAAACTCGTGAAGAAGTTCAACTGCCAAGAATCATTGACGCGGAGAGAAGCCATAAATTACTTGTCATACGAGGATATGTTATTGACAGGAGAACAAACCGCACCTATTATCGGGGCGAAACAGTAAGTTTTCCGCGGGGAGAACCAATGCAATTAACGTTGAACGGACATGTGCACATGTTGTGGACACCCCCGCTTCCCAGTGCAATCACGCCGTTCTATCAAACCAATAAAAATCGTGGCCTTAATTCCTAACACTCCGGCCTCCAACCCACAGCCTCCGACGATACCCATTGGAACCACGGATTCCTCGTGGCGCAATGGGTTCAATCCTGACAGGCCAATGGGTGAGCCGATAATTAACTTTCCCACTCCTGTGGTAAAGAACGTGATGTTCTTCGTTGAGAGGATTGCCAAGAATCCCAGCGAGATTACCACGGAATTGGGAACGCCGTTCGTACCCACCGCAGGTACGACCTTCCTCCCGTTCATGCGGGATGCAGTTCTCGTGCATGTCGAACCCGTCAATGATGCGGCGAGACAGCACGTTTATCGTTTCTACTACATGGTCCCGCCGGAACAGCAGTTCCGATATAACATTCAGGACATGAAGAAAATCCGTGACGGCTATACGTTGAAAGATACTGCCGCTACGGGTAAGTTCATGGGACCGGATGCAGACACGGAAGAGCTGAAGGACTTCTACGAGATTACACGGGAATGGGTGGAACCCACGGATTCCGCGTATGCCCCGCTCCCTCTTGGCTCGTTTGACCCCAGCAACGAAAAGCTTGACCCTGACTTCTATGACCAGCATTTCTACACGGCATACGATGCCCAGCTGGTATATGAAGAAGTAGCCCAGTTCGAAGAGGAACACCTGCGCAAGTATTTCCGAAAGGTCATCCGTGTGTATAAAACCTTGCCCGGCCCGGTGGTTAAAGAGTTCATCCCTTATAACATTTGGCAGAAGGGAGATACGGTGTGGGATGAAGGTGGTCCGGGAACGAACCTGCCCGAATCTGAATGGGTGGCACAGACTGCAATTAAGTTATCGAGGGAGGTCTGGGCCGCGCCGCTTTGGCCCGTCGATGGCGGAGGGAAGGAACCGGGACAGGCTCGCATTCCTCACATGCCCACACTTGAACTGGACAATAAACCCGTTAGTGCTGGCTGGGACAAGGGCAGTTATCTGAGTACGCAGATGTACACCATTGTATCTATGTACAAACGGAACAGTAACATTGCGGAGAAAGAGGAACAGAACAGCCTCTCCGGTAATTGTTGTAACCCAGATTCCCGTTTTGTCCGGTGCATCAACACAACCGTGACGACTAGCCAGTCCGTTGACTGGACAGCGAACGGCGATGTCCCTGCGATTGACCCTCCTGACCCCAGCGAGAACTGTAGCCAATGGCGTGTAGATTCCTCTGTGGTAGTACATGAAGGATATAGCCACAAGGAAACGCGAAAGAGTTGCACCACCTACGACCAGATTGATGAATTCTGGGAATCCTCATTCGATAGGATAACCAATCAGGTCTATCCTGTACTGCGGAAGATTGTACATAATCCGAGCACTGACTTCGATACTGATTGGCAGAAGGAAGGATTCACCAAATACACGGATGCCGTGGGCAATACCTACTATGGCCGGAAGTTGGAGAAGCCTGTTACGCTGGTTCCCGTCACCGTCCCTGACATGAGGTGGACTACTATTGAAAATGTGGAATCTTGGGACCTGACGGTTCAAGAAGATTCCGTAACTCCTACCGAGATACTGGGCATTCCCTATTTGAACTACGGTATGAACGACCCTAACTACCCAGAGTACCAAGGTTTTATGGGCGTTAGCGGGATTCTTAGTGCTCAACCCAACGGTTCTAACTCTGACAGGGGAGGAAACTTCGGCATCTATTTCCGTGATAAACGATTGTGGAACCTGTATATTCAGAACAGCTATCCTACAACTTATTCGCCGGGGACCTTCTGGCTTGACTACGCATACTTTGCCGTCAATCCACAAGGCCCGTGGTACACCGAAGACGGACAGGTTAAGATAGATATGGAGACCGTTATTCAGTCCACCCTGTATGCCGAAATTGTTACGAACGAAACTTGGACCTTCCCCGTAGGAAACGCCCAAGGGATTACCTTCTTTCAACGAGATGCTTCGTATACTTCTGAAATGATGTTCTCCGTAGGGTCGCTTCCTTCCGGGATACAGGGGGCATATCTGGACATCCAATATGGGCGGCTTAACCTAGTAGTCATAGCTAATCCCAGAGGGTCTGCAATCAATGGCACTATTCCCATTCTGATTAACGGTGAGAAGGCGTTCGCCATTGACGTAGAAACCGTGGACCTAGATACGCAAAAGGTTCTTACGGTTCAGAGCACCACTGCCGCTAAGCAGGAATACCATGCTGGGGATTATGTTCTCAATGCGGAGGTAGTCAATAAACTGACGCTATCCTACAGTGGGCAAAAGTTTCCCTATTTCCAATTTAATCTTACCCTGTGCGCACTTACGGGGTCTACCTTTAAGAAGGTCGCGACAAGCGACAAGATTCAACGCGTCGTCCTGCGCCAATGGGTGAACCCCTGTTACGCCGTAGATAGTTACATGCAGATTCCGGGAATCGGGTACTACAAAAAATATACCACGACGATGAACTACAGTTTCCCTGCCGTGTTCGGTTCGGTTTATTGGATTCCGTGGGATACGAGGCCCGACCTCTCCGGTAGACAGGAGGGCAAGTACTTCCCGCAGACCAAGATGATGAGGGACAGTTACTCTGGCCCCTGCACCGCCGTGGTAGAGGAAGCCTTCTCCCCCGACGGAACATGGCCTAAAGGCTGGGGCCTTGGGACGTCGGTACAGTTCACGACGAACAGTGGGTATTTCTCTTCGCCGCTTTGCGATTACCGTCTGCCCGCATGCCTCCACGGCCCGCTGGCTATAACCGTAACCATTGGCAAGCAGGACGCCAAGTGGCTTCCCGGCGCGTTTAATACGAACTTTCCGGGGACTACCCACACAGATTGGAAACCCGTGACCTCCTATTACGCATCCCCGTGGAACGGAGGCATGATGTGCAAGAAAGTAACCATTTATCCACCCAGTTAAGCTCATGGCATTTATTACCAAATCCTATTTGACCTATCGCAATGTTTGTGACGAGCTTTGCATGCTCATCACAAACCAGCCGCCGTCCAAGTCCAACGTCGACTTCCGTCGTATATTGAAGGAAGCGCAGAACCTCCTGCTCAATGAGGCCACGGTATCCCCGGATTCCGTGGATACCTTGGACTTTGAAGGAATCCCTCGCGGGGGTTCTATCTCCCTGCCCGAAGAATATGATAGTATTGTCGAGGCATGGTCGCCCAGCGGCAAGAAATACAACATCATCGACCGGGCCATGTTCGAAAGCAACACTTGGTTCCGTTCCGAATATCCGAAGCACGATAGCGGCTATCATGCTATCATGCTGGACATGGGGCTGAATGAACAGAACCTCCGTACCTACTCGGTATTGTCTGGCAGTAATGGCATCAACGATAATCCTACGAGCAACGTCATGACGATTTCAGCACGGTGCGCATTGCGCGGCCTGTCTCTTAACATTTATGATGACGCGGCATGGGAGGACAAGGAGGTTCGTATCTACCCCGGATGTCTTCCCGCATTGAAGGCGATGATGCTGGCCGTGGTCTATAACGAGCAGGGCAATACCCAAATGGGGACAGACAGCTACGGCCTTGCCGTCAAATACCTGAATGACCACCTGCGCAAATATCGTCAGGGCACGTATCAGGCTCCGAACATTATTCAGAACGGCGGCATCATGCAGTGCCCCGGACTTAACCTCATGTAATTATGGCTACCAAACGTACAGACATATCGAGCGAGACGAGCGCGAGCGGGGGTATCCCCGCCGCCAAGTCCATTAAGCAGAAGACGATGGACGAGGTGCTTCCGAAGACGAACCCCGACATCCCCCTCCGTCCAATGAATAACAACGACCCGAACAAACCCGTCGACGCGAAGGAGATGAACACCATCGCCGCGGCCAATAGTAACCACGGCATCAAGAACCCCCCCGCATCCGCGGCACCCGCGGCGGCCCAGTCTCCTAGTCCCTACGGGCGGGGGATTACTGAACCAGCAGTGCCGGGAGCGGTCGACCCCAACAGCGCAAGCTATGCGGCTCAACAGCGGGCAACCTATGCGGCGGGCATGCAACAAGCCGCGGCAGGGAAACTCTCTGCGGAGGACAGGCTTATGCTTCGTGGCGTGGACCAGAACATAAGCCGTGGGCAGATGCCTGTCATATCTCCGACTATGCCGACGCAAGCGACGGGTTCCAAGGGTTCCACGGCTTCCAAGGGTTCCACGGCTTCCAAGGGTTCCACGGCTTCCGCTGGCCCCGACACCTCTATGGCTGGGTTCTATGGGCATGTGGCGAAGCTACTTGGCGCGGAGAAGTTCCAGACATTCATGGACATGTCGGATGCGGATAGGAACGCGATGTATAGCAAGTTTGTAGAGAGCCAGACCAAGAACGCGCCCGCCACGGGAACCGCCGCCACGCCAGCGGCGAGAACCGCCACGGGAACCGCCGCCACGCCAGCGGCGAGAACTACGGCCGCCCCCTCTGGCTCTAGGTTCCCTGCCTCTGCTCTCCCCTCCGGCAATGCTCCCATACCCACGAGTAGCCCGACGACTGCGGGTACTGGAACTGCCGAGAATATGCTACGAACCTTGAGGGATGATACGGCCAGCCCCGAAGCAAGAGCACAGGCGCAAACATACCTCCGCGTCCGAACCATGTACGCCCAGCCGAAAAAGTTTGGTAAGGAGATTAAGACCCTCGAAAAACTGGAACGGGCTAAAATACAAGAACTGCGCAACATGTTCAGGAATCGGCTCAACATCCGGGACCCCCGCTTCGCTCGGCAATACGCGCAGTATAAAGCCCTACAGAAGAAAGACCCGCAAGCGAGGCTCGCCCTCTACACTGAACTGATGAAGGGACCGGAGTTCACTCACTTGGACTTCCGAAAATAATTTGTCATAATTAATATTTCACTTGACCCTTGCCCCACTCATGATAGGATAGCGAAGACCCACATGAGTGGGGCAAACTTATTATACTAATACTCAACAAATATGGCCATTGACTTTAGTACCGCCAATATGTCCGACTTCACTCCGAAGTCGGGAAGCAGTATTGCACGTGAACAGCGAGCCGTAGAAAGGCACGCCGCGTGGCAAGAGACGCAAGCGCAGAAACAAGAAGACAGAAAACAGAAAGCACTGGACCGCGAGCAAAGGCTAGCGGAAAAGAGACAGACCCGTGCGGAGAAAGCCGCAGAAGCCACCGCAGAGTTTGACACCTTTATCGTTAAGTCCGTGGATGACTTTGCGGAGAAACAGAAAAAGGATGCGGAACACGCGAAGAATGTAGAATGGCAAAATAAAGTCCGCGCCCATACGGAACAAGAATGGAAAACCGTCGAGGAAAATAAAGTCCTCGACATCTTGAACAAAGGAAACCGTGGGTACAGCTTTGAGGGAATCGACTACATGAAAGACTATGTAGAGCGCGGAGAGGATGCACTGGTTGATTTGACGGCCGCCGCTCGTGGCGATAAGGATGCTATTAAAAAGATTACGAATAATACGGGCATCGTCGCAGTCCTTTCCTCCGAACTTCCTCCCCAACATTCTGCATTCTTATCCCGCTCTGGCTTCGGAAGTGGAGAGGACGGGAACCCCGTCGTAACGGAAAAGTTCCTCGCCATTGCCGCGGACAGAAACCGTAACGCAAAGGCGGTTGCCAAATCCATTGCCACCACAATGGAGAAGGCCCGGAAGGATTACCTCAACAAGAATCTAGATGTTGTGTCTGGTAAACCTACGGCACAAGCCATCGAGACCGCACCTATTGCTTACACCGCAGAAGAAATAGAAAGCGTCATCAATACGATTAGGCGCGAAGACATTGGCAACTATCGTGCCGCTAAGGCTCTTTACGACAAACACCGCTCTTCTTCGACGGAGGGCGTGCAGAAGAAAACCCCCAGCCAAACGAGCGTGGGGGAGCTTGGCGTTGGCGAATTCTCTGATTCAGCACCTTCATTTACTGGGAATGTTTTTGCTGAACTCGCCAACCTTTCCAAGTCTCCCAGCAAAATGTTCCGACTTGTCCGCGACTACGGGGATTACCTGTCCCGGAGTACGGAAGATATTAAATCCCCGGAAGCCAAGGAATCCAAGGAATCCGATTCCCTTTCTCCCGCCGCTAAACGTGCAGGGGAAATGGCAGTAGCGCAGGTTAAAGCCGTGGACAACATTGTCTCGCGGATGGAAGAGAGCTACACCGGATTGGATGCCGTGGGACTAAGGGATGCTCTCCTTAACCCCGAAGCAGTAGCTTCTGCGGCATTGGCCCTTGCCCCCGGCGTGGACATGGATGCAGTGCGCGAACGAGCAAATACCTTAGCCACCGAGCGTCATGCCGTGGTAACCTCCGACTACCAGAAAGCAATGGCTGATGCCATGATGGAAGAATTGGCTACAAGGTTTCCGGGGGTTCCGAAGAATATATTACTACAGGCTGGGACGACGAAACTGATTCAGGACTATACCGCCAAAGCTACACCGAGAGGCACCCTCATGGATGCAGTCAAAGGCGCACTGGCTAACTACCGAAGCGCGGCAGGACAAGTTGCGGACGTACTTACCTTCCAACCGGGGAATAGTGTAGGCAAGACCACTGACCCAATGAGTACGATGGAATGGAGGAAGGGAACGAGGCACGGCTCTTGGGAGTATGGTGTAGTGGGAGGCCCTGCCTTTGAAGTAGGTCCCGAACAGTTGAAGGAATACATGGCCCAGTACCATATTGAAAGTACTCGCGATGCCCTTAACTCCCTCTCCCATGCCGCACGTATGGGTGACTTGGGCGTTGGCCGTGGCAGTCTCTTTGCGTACAATCCACACACCAAGGAAGTTGATACGAACGCCACGCTCGAACTGAACCCCAATGCTCTCTACAATGATAAGCTGATGGACCAGAGCATTGAGGCTCTCCGTGCTAGTGGCGCGGACGAAGGTCTCATCAATCGCACCATTGAGAAGTTCCAGAACCTCCGCAAGAAATCCGCACAGGAACTTGTGAAGGACAACATTGCATTGGACGAGACGCTGGGGACGCTTCGCGATACGTGGCTTGGCTCCGGCTTGCAGTTCAACCCTATCTTGACTGAATCCATGAAGCGGCTGGACAAGCACCTTTCCTTCAAGAATTTTTACAACGAACAGAAGGAAGCGGGCAAGAGTGACGAGGACATCCTCTCCGCATGGCAGGAGAAAGGGCAAGACACCCTCAACTCTGTTCTCCGCGGGTTCCAGATAGGTACACACAAGGCAATCGACCTTGGGACGGGTGCCGCCTATGGTGCTCTTCTCTTTGCACAGAATGCAGTTGGCAGTCGTGCGGCGATGGAACATACCCGCACCCTCTGGGACCAGCTGAACAAAAAACAGGAAGCGGAAGCTGAACTTGTTCGAGGCAATATCCTTGCGGACTATACTGCGGAAATCGCTAACCTCGGTTACCAAATGGTAGCAACCGCGGGGGCTGGTAAAGTTGGCGGCCTCGCTGGGCGTGCACTGGAACGTACCGCGCTATCGCGGTTCGCGAAGGCAACGGCTAACGTTGTAGCGAAGCGGGCAGAAGCTTTGGTCCCTGCCGCCCGTCCGGGATTGGCGGGACGTTTGAGTGGAACTATTCAGCGCAACCTCGACAACCTTGCGGCGTTGAACCTCGAACGGGCAGGAGCCGGAGCCGGGGTAAATCTTAGCATCATCTCGCAGGTTGCACCGAATGCTTACTCCGACATCTTCTATACCATTTATGATAGGGAGATGGAAGGGAAGGAACCGACTGCCGAGAACTTGAACAGGGCACAGAGCATTGCCAACATGCGTGCCCTCTTTGGTGCGGCTCTCGTATCTACTGGTAGTACTCTCATCAACAACCGCGCAGGTATGGATTCCTACATGCGTAAGATTATTGGGGCTAAAAACCTTCGCGGTCAATCTCCATTCCAAACCCTTGAACGGAAGATTGCCGGATGGAGAAGCAAGCCGTGGTCTGAAATGAATACCAAGGAAAAGACGTTTGCCGTTGCTTCCTATCTGTACAGCACGAGCAAGGCCGTAGTGGAAGGAGCCACCGAAGAACTGGCAGACGAATTCCAAGAATGGGCATTTACCGAACTGGTGAAGAACGGAGAAATCTCTGAATCTTCTATTGCCACTACCGACCAAGTGATTAGCGGTGCCATAAAGATTGCTTTCCTTGGAGGTATCGGCGGCTACGTTGGTAGCCAGTTAGCTGGTGAAGGGAACATACGTTTCCAAACCGAAGCCGCTCCCACTCTCGATGTAAAGGATGCTACTTCCATGCTACCGGATATTACGAAAGATGCGAGCAACATCATCGAGGAAACGGGCAAAGCCATTACCAAAAACAATGTGCCGGAAAGCTTGGTAGAAACCGGAAAGAAGGTTATCGAGATTGCCGGGGAGAAGGGGGATGCCGCGGAAGTTGCCCGCGAATGGGTGGACAAATCCATTGCCCATGAAAGTCTAGTTGTCTCCGACGAAACCCGCAAGGCATGGGTGGATGGCGCAGTCCGTATGGGTATCAGCAACTTCACCCAGTTCCGCAACCTAGTTGAACGGGCCTCCGAAATACATACCTATGAGGGCAGTGCCGCGGCAAGCTCCTTCATGGCAGAAGCCATTAACGACTTGCCCAATACCCTGTCATTCCCAAATAAGGAAAACCTCGACACCATGCGCACCATGCTTTCGGAGGCCCTTGATGCTATGGGAGACCGGGTTCAGGTTATCGAAGTAGACGACGACCTGTCCATCATTACTACAGGGGACGAGGACCTTGATGCCGCCATTAACGTTATTAACGGATTGACGGAATCCCCGGCTACCAAGGAATCCCCGGTGCCCACGGAACCCAAGGAATCCCCGGTAGCTATTGCCCGGAAGGAGAGGGACAATGCTATTGCCCCCATCACTGCTATGGTAGAGACGGGAGTAGTTACCCCCAGTTCCGTGGAAACCGTGGATAACATGGATGCGGCAATCGCCTCGTTCGATAGTAATACTGGTGCGTGGCTCTCCTATGGTACGCCATTGGAGCGCGGCGCGAAGCTCGTCTCCCTGAACGAGATGACCGGGATTAACGCCCCCATGATTACCAGCAACACGGGAAAAACCATTGTTATCGCTCCGCACGCAAGCATGTACAACACGGGTGAGGGAGGTACCCCCAGCACCAAGTGGGGAGACAAGGTCTCCGCTCTCAATCTCCCGACGGATGGGACTGGCGCAAATGCCTATGGCATCCTTTCGGACCTTCAAGCTAATGCCTCCCCCGCACAGGCCGCGGCCATTGATGGAGTGCTCCGCGCACTGCATGCCGCTGGTTTGGATGTTGCTATCCGAGCCACCAATGCCCCGGCGAACATCTCTTCCCCCGCCAGTATCACCTACATGAACGGCACGGACGGGAAGCTTGTCGGCGGTGTCATTGACCTGTACGTGGACCGGGACAATGCGATTGAAAGCGTAACGGGAACGGTACTACACGAAGTCATCCACCTCATTGACCGTCATCTTCGTGCCACCAACGCGGACTATTCCCAGCGGATGGATAAGATTAGAAGCGCGATTGCAGAGAACTACAACAATATTGTTGATAGTCTCTCCGCTATGTATGATGCTAGCGTGGACATCAATGAGATGAACGCCATCGCCGCGCTCGCTTCTGACCTCAACTATGGTCTCCGCGGCCCGGACGAATTTGCCAGTGTCGCGTTCTCCAATCCTGTCATGAACTTCATGATAGCGGAAGCTAGCGGAGACAATATAACCATCACGGATTTGGCTCGCTATGCCGAAGCGGCTGGAGGCAGGAGGCCCATTCATGTGCGCCTCATCGAATGGCTTAAGGATTTGATTAGGGACGTGCAACAAACTGCGGACGCTATGGACGGAACCACCGCCGCAGAACACGTGGCTGAATGGGATTCCTATGTGGCCCGCATCGCGGACATGACCCCCGGCAAGTGGTTCGACATGCCTCGCACTCCGTCATGGAAGGTAGACGATACGGATTATACTATGGGCAACGGGGTAGATTATTTTAACCCGATGGCCTATGAGACTGACATGACCCGAAGACTGTCCTTCGGTCTGGCCGCAGAAATCATTGGCACGAATGCCGGGAACTGGGTAACCAGTATTAAGAACGGATGGCTGGGTGCAACCAAGAACTGGGACAAGGCTGGCATCAATGTTAAGTCCGAGGAACAGAAGCTGGTTGTGCTGGAACAAATGGCCAACGTGAATGCGGCATACGAACGTAGTATTAAACGCATTGACAAAATTGGCGATATGCTTCAACGCCGTGCGGATAAGCTGGGCTGGGATGCCGCTACGCGAAAGAAATGGAGCAAGTCCATTCTTGACATGTCGGGGAATATGGACAACGATATTGACCCTGAAACTGTTGCACGCATTAACGCAGAGGCTCAAGCAGAAGTTCGTCAGCATGAACAGACCCGCGACTTCCGTATCGCGTTGGCTAAGAAGACCGTCACCGATGCCGTCAATAGGCACGCGGAAGCGGTGCGTCTGGCTAACTCCCTTGCGCTTAATAGTGAAGGGCGATTGGAAATCAACGACATGATGCGCCGGATTAAAGACATGAGCGGCAAGGGATATGGTGCCATGCTGGACAAGCAGGTAGCTCTCCCCATGCTCTCCCAGCAGATTCACAAATCGCTCTCCGACCTTGGCTCTCGTATCTCCGCGACGGGGAATGCCAATCTGGATATCACCTACTTTGGCCTTGCCCGTGACACGCAAAACTATCTCGCGGATATGATTAACGAAGCGGATAGTCCCTTCTCTATGGATGAACTTCTGGACAGGTGGTCCAACCTTCGCAATGACTTCCTCTATGTGGAGAGTACAAACCATCCCGCCATCGCTCCTATGATTCAGGACATCGCTAAGGCACGGGCCGAAGCTAAACAAATCATCCGGGAAGCCAAGGAGGATTTCTACGCCGCAACAAAGCGAGCGGGCGTAACTCGCGCTGGCGTAGCTACCCCTGCTGGTTCCGTGTGGCTGAAACGGGACAACGCTATCCTCAATGCACGCCGTCAAAAACAAGCGGAGTATATGGCTAAGCGGGATGCCGCTGAACAGTGGCTTCTGTCACAGGGGGTTGTAGGTCAACTGGTCCACAATGTCATCGCCAATTCCCGTAAAGAAATTGCCGCAACGCAAATCTCTATTGCCAAGCTCATTGGAGATAGCCGCATGGCTGACAACGCCGCGGAGATGAATTATCTTCATCGCACCTACATGGCCGTAGGACGCCATGCCGGAGACTTCACCCGGACGATGAAGGACATCATCGCAAACCCCAACGGAGAACTGGCGCAGAAATACGACGGTCTGACGAAACTGTTGCAGGAAGCCGCAATCTCTCATGCCGAAGCGCACCAGAGAGAACTGTCCGAAAACGTAAGCCAAGTGCTGGACAACATGCAGGCATTGGCCGCGCTCCACGACGAGTTGAAACTTCCGCTGGTGTCAGCTCCCACGGGAGCCTCCGCGAATTATAAACTCCTGTTCGAGGGTGTAGCCAAGAACTACAGGAACAGGGAAATTCTGGACTTCATTCAGAACAACTTCGGCCAGGTTCAAATGCTTGCAGATTTGAGGGACGGCCACAACATCAGTGCCATATATAATAAGGCCATGAGCATGATAGCACAGGCAGACTATCGCACGAAGTCAAAGATGACAGAGGCGAAGGAAACTCTGGACATGAATGCCAGAGATAGTTTCCTCGCTGATGTCTTCTCCAGCCTTCCGGGAAAAACGATTGCGGACAAAATTGGCAGTCTTCAATCCCCGGCATCCGTGGCTTCCGAAGTGAACAAGGCCATCCCCACTATCCCGACTTCGGCCATTGACCAGATATGGAACACGCCCGATATGAATGCCGCAGAACGACTGGACAAGACGCTCAATCTTCTTCGCGGTCAGGCTGGCGTTCTCATGAGGATGAACGGCATGGGCAACGTCATCTCCGCTACCGACTTGAAAGCGTTGCAATATCCGGAACTCTCCCGTCTTGCGGTGAACGATGCCATGAAGGCCATTGACGAAGTTCTGTCCAAGAAGAGGACGAATGAAGATGCGCTGGCCCAGCGGAAACGCTTGCCCGAATGGCAGAGGAAAGCTATGTATGAACTTAGCGACCTCACCATTGGGGATGCCATTGGGACGTTACAGAATACCCTATCCATGCAGTCGAAGATTGCCGTGAACCAGTTGCTTGCTGACGAGTATGCCTCCGTACTGAAAGCGCAGGGTGTGGTCGTACCCCCGAATTCCACAAACCGTACCTCGGACATGGTGGAAATCTCCTTGAAGAATACGAAGAATGCGTTGAACGGAATGTACGCCGACAAGGATGTAGCCGATGCCATCTACCGCATCTACAGACCGAGCGACGACATCCTGAATAGCAGGACGGACGACTATAAGGAGGTGCGCAAGTACTGGCAGAAGTCCGGCAAGGGGCAAGGATGGTGGAATAAGGCGGGTGGCTTGGCTAACCTTTCTGTCTTAATAGCGAGTCCTAATTCCACGTTACGTAACTTATATGGTACAGTAGCTCAAATGACCCATGCGGGTGCACTCCCATTCACGGGGAGTAAAGACATCGCAAACCTTGTCGGGGACTGGGTCCAGTTGCGTAAGCTATGGTGGCTATCACAGGGCAAGGACCTTGCTTCACAGGCTTCCGCGGATAGACTGCTGGCCGCGGAAGACAGGTACAACGAGAAGATTCGCTACTGGCAAGAGCTTGGTCTGCTGGACGCAGGTCAAGGGGAGTTCCTGCGCAACGTCTGGAAGTCTGACGAGTTCAGTAAGATGGCAGGAGAATTTGAAGAAGTGAATGAGGATTCCTTCTTCAAACTGGCCGAAGCTCTGAACGAGAAACAGGAACGGACGAAGGGCGAGGTGGCTAAGGATGCCGCCAAGATGGCGGGCAAAGTCGTAGCATGGCCCATCAAAACGATGTCCTTCGCCTATGGCTTGCCGGACGCGGCGGCCAAGATTGTTCTCTTCACTAACCAGAGAGCGATTGCCGATACCCAATTAAAGGTACAACTGGCGCGGGCGAAGGGCAAGGCCAACCCCAATGCGCGGGACCAGATACTCATTGACGCGAGCCAGACTACCCAGAGTTGGGATGCTTATGTGGACAGGTATACTGCCCACATGGTGAAGAGCTTGCTCCCCACGGGTTCGCGTACTCCTTCGTGGGTGAAAACCCTGAATATAGTTGCGGCTCCGTTCTTCATGTTCCAGTACCATACCTTCCAGTCTGTAGCCTACAACCTTGGCCACGCCATAGGTGAAGGGGTAGACGGTGTGTGGGCTATCAATAACGGCATGAAGAAGGAGGGGGCTTACCTCTTGGGACGCGCTATCCTTCGTACCGCGGGTTCCTTAGTAACTATTTCTGCAACCTCTGCGGTCTCTTCCTGGGTTGCCCGACAGATTATCGCCAGTGTCTTGGGAGATGACGATGACCGTAAAATCATTGACGACGCGGAAGTCATGAGGAAGCTGGCAGATAGTGGGCTAATTCCTGACTATGATAAGTTCGGGGACTTGATTGGCATCATAGATATGAAGCGACATGAGTTCGAGTATTTGAACCTTGAATACATGAACCCGTTCAAGACCATCAGGGTGTTAGCCAAAACCCTGCCCAGCCTCTTCATGGATATGGATGTGGACAAGTGGGGGATGAACAAGGTTGCCGAACTGAAAAACCTGCTGGAAAATACGGTGCTTGAAGAATCCCTCCTTCTGAATGCCGCTTCTGAATTGTTTAATGAGGAAGACTTCAATTACAAGCATAGCCTCTCCGGTGATGAAAGCGTCAACGTTCTCCCGGCAGTCGGCAACGCAATCCTGTTGGCCGCAGGGCTGAACCCCTCGTTCGGCAGTGGACATACATGGCAAGTCCTTGAACGATTCGCGACGGTTGCCAATAAAAAGATTCCCTTCTACGGCTGGGCAGTCAAGTCAGGTAAACAATTGTTTAGCGATACACCTGACATGAGTGCCGCGGCATACGGGTTACAGTCCTTGGGTGCGGGCCTCCGTCGTCCGAAGGATTTGACCGAAGCCCTTGCCGCCGGGTTAAAGAATGCCAACGCGGCAGTCACTAAGTCGAAGCGAATGAGCGTCCTTCGTCCGGACTTCTACAAGAGAATGGAATCCGGAGTGGATGTGGAATCTATGGAAGCCTTGGAGACCGCGGATGCCGTGAAGAATTTCACCAAGCTAGTCAATAGTGTCCGGTTTGTTACGGAAATTACAAACATGCTTGACCCCGCTCTGCGGAAGGAAGTTCTGGCTTCCGCGATTGAGAGTTCCGGTATGAGTGCCAAGACCTACGGCGCGGCCATGAAAGGCATCATGCCCTACATCATTAGCCCGCAAGCAGGACGTGAGGCTATCGCGAAGCTCAACCGCGAATTGCAGAAGTCTAATACCACGGACGAGGGCAAACGCCTAATCGAAGAGCAGAAGAAACTCATTATCAACCTCATGAGGAAGGGTAGCATTCAGATTGATGGGGCATTGAGTGCGGAGGAAATTCATAATCGGATGAAGCAGTAGTCCTCTGTTTATATCCTTGACCTTCGGGGGCATGGGAGATATAATTCTCCCATGCCCTCTTTTCGTATAGTACCCAATCATATTATGGCCACCCCTCCGGGAGGCTGGAAGTTTATTGTCCCTGAATCCATGAGTGTCAGGCTCAAGGGAACCAAGGTTTCCGCGGGTTCACTGGAACAACTCCGCAAATCCGTCGCACGTCTCTTCATGAATAACGGAGAACCCTTTCAGGTTGCGCTCTTTGAATCAGAGCTTTGCGCTTCTCTCCCTCCCCAATACTGTACCACCTGCGGAGATAAGGGAATTGAATGGAAGGAGTATGAACCCATGAGTGCCAAGAAGATACTGGCCTTCTTCGGTACTATGGTTCTCTGGTATCGACGGGGACACAGGTTTGTAGATGAGGCAGAAGCCCGCCGCCGCTATGCTATCTGCGCCTCCTGTCCTTATGCTACCTCTACGCCCCCTCCGGATTTAGAGAAACAGGGGTGCGCTACCTGCGGTGCCGAAGGAGCTGGCCGCAAATTCCTCAAGGAAAAAATTTCCGGGCTTGCGGACCTGACTAATGGGGCGGCCCCTCTCTATTGTACCTTATGTGGTTGCGACCTATCAGTAAAGGCTCACTTCGATATTGAATCTGACTGCTGGCTAAAATAGTCCTTGACATTATTTCAAGTTGATACATACTTCCCTCCGTATGAACTCAATATTCACAGCAGAAGAAGCTAACAAGCTCCCCCTGTATAAGGGATGCACGGTGTACATTAACGTACATTGCGGTGGCATGCCCACAGTGAGAGCCGTTGAAGTATCTGATGTCGCCTTCGAATGTTTCGTTTCTCGTGTCAGAATCGAATACATCAACCACCGATTCAGAACCATAGAAAACGGCTATCTCAACCACACTGTCTTCCTCACCTATGAGGACGCGGCCAAGCATGCGTGCCATGATTACGTCAAAGAGATAGAGAGGCTCGAACAACAACTCGAAACCAAAAAGAAAAAGCTCGCCGAACTGATGGCGAGCATTGAGAAAAACGAAGTTCCTGTCAGTTAGGTATTGACATCATAGGTACTGCATGGTATAAAGAATCCGCAACGACATCATTCTGTTTGGACTGTAAGTTGTTTGGGTTCTAAGGGTTAGGGACAGGAGGATTATTCCTTCTGTCCTTAATCATTATAAGTGCTCGGGTTCAACTGGGATTCCTTAGGATTGTCGTTTCCTCGATTCGCTACACGAGAAAGAGAATATCTCCTTTTCGTGGAACTCGAATCTCCACGACCGTTGGCTTGGTCGCCTGTTCCCCACTCCCCGTGGGTACAGAAGTTATTGATGTTTATAGCGGCATTCAAGTCTCGGTCAAGACTAATACCGCAAGAAGCGCATGTAAATGTCCGTTTGTTTAAGTTCTTCATCTCTTTATTCCTTGCCCCGCAGTGCGAGCAAAGCTGGGATGAAGGATAAAACCGAGAGACCAGTTGAAGGGAACGTCCATACCATTCGCACTTGTACGTCAGTTGCCGCTTAATCTCTCCGAAGCTGGCGTGCGCGATACTTGCGGCGAGATG